AAAACTGTGTTAAACTACTTTTATTGTAGCTTGACACAGTTTAGTTTACACTCTCTTGCAGAGATTTTTATTTTTCTAGTTGGGAAAATTATTTTTCCTAGTTATCTCTTTTACCAAGATATTTAATCTTTACTGAATGTTTAGAGGTTTTGATATTTACATCAACACGATACATGCCATTGTCCTCTTTCGCAATACAATAATAGCTATCACTTGAAAACTCTTTTAGATTTTGATACTGACAAGACAAGTTTTCTTTTATCACATCTACAAATTCAATACAATCAATCGCATCCAAGAAATACACTTTTTTATTATAGTCAATATCGTTAAATGAATGTTTATAATTTACACATATAGCATTGATGTGATTATTCTCAGACGAGCCTATTGTGAAATACCCACCATCTATATTTAAATAGTTAACTTGCAGGCGGTTCCCATTTACCTCTATATAGTTAGCAGACAATTCGTCATAAGAATCCTTGCTGCAAGATACCATTGTAACAAGAATCACCAACCAAAACAAAATCTTTTTCATATCTCATAATTATATTAGTAACACATTTTCTCGATGCCTTTTCTTTATATCATTTTTCCTTCATAATGTACAACCGTCTTATATTTAGACGAACCTATATATATATCAACGATATACTTATCACCATTCTTCTTGATTAAGTAAAAACTATCAGAAGAGCCATCTGTTAAGTTGCATTTTCTGTAGTTATCAACTAACTCAAAATACTCCAAATACTCGTCTGTCTCAACGAAATATATCTTTTCGTCAATCGGAACTTTATACCAAGTATAACCGAAAGAAATATAAGTCCCATCCTTCTTGGAGCCTATACAAAAATCGGTTTCATTCTCAATCGTAAATTTATCAATCTGATGTCTGACTCCAGCAACCTCTATATAGTTTGAAGTCAGCCCAACTTCATCACCAGAATCCTTGCTACATGATACAAGCAGCAAGATAAACATCATAAAACATAAAATCTTTTTCATATCTCACAATTTAATTAATAACATATCTTGCAAGGAGTTCTGCCCATATCCTCAGCTTCCTCCTCGCTTACCTCTTCTATTTCTCCTGAGCAGCGAGAGAGACCACGGCAATCAGGGTCACTATGATACTTGGTAGAAGTTTCTCCAGTACATATATATACTGACTCTGATTCATCTTTGCGACCATAATAGATTTGCTTATTTTCGTCACAAATAGAACAAGAGACCTTACCTTTATCTATAGCTTCTTCTAATCTTATAGATTGAACCTTACCACTTCCAACCGTAAGCCCTGCACAATCAGAATAATAATGGTAATATTTAGGATTTGAAGAGATATAAAAAACCAAATCATCTAAATCTCTAGACCTAACGTCCCTCTCCATTCCCTTGTATATGGCTATCTCATTTCTAAGGGTATCAACTTCCTTTTCTAATGTATTGACTCTTTTTCTCAAATATTCGTCTCCACAAGAACAAAGAGTAAAAAGAACAATAAAAAGATACGCACAATACTTCATACCTACCACATTTTAATTATCCTACATTTGCTTGTCTCATACTACCACCTAAAACAGATAGTAGCTGGTCGTAGCGTTTCTCTAACTCTTCGTACTTCGCCTTCCAAACAGAATCGTCTAACAAGTCGTTTTTGTCTTCACGATACTCAGGAGTAGGTTCAGCCACCAAGAACGATTGTTCATCAAGAATTTGCTTTCCATTACCCCTAAGGAGCCATTCGGCTGAAATCTCATCAAACTCATTCAGAAACCCTTCGATAAGACCAAGTGATACAGCTTGGTCACCACGAAGTTGGCGATTACAAGTTACTTGCTGCATTCCAATCATTTTCGAAAAAGCAGATATACTTATTTGTTTAGCCTCTAAAACAGACCTAATTCTTTGTGCTACAAGACTTTCCATACATTTTACATTTTTAAATCATACTTAAATAAACATAACCGACTAAAGAAATATGCAATTTTGTTTGGTAGTCTAAACATATTTGCATACCTTTGCACTCGTAAACAACAAGTTGCTTAATTATTAGAAGCAAAAGTACAATAAAAAATTAAGATATGCAAGTAAAAAAGATAAAAATTATCAAAGTTTCGCCCGAAGGACGTAAAAAACTTGCTGAGCGATATGGATGCCGAAGGGAAACCATCTACAACGCTCTAGGTTTTAGAAGTCAGAGCAAGCAAGCCGAAGACATCAGGAATGATGCCATGAATGAGTTCGGAGGTGTTAAGGCTGACAAGGTAGTGTTCTACTAATAATAAAGAAGGAGGTTTCTATGAATGAAATCGTTTATAGAGGTGAAAGCAACCAACCTCTAACAAACAGCAAATTGGTTGCTGAGGTATTTGGCAAACCTCATAAGGTTGTTCTAGTAGCAATCAGAAACATACTTGAAGGGAGTGCTCAAAATTGTGCCGTCCTCGAAATGTTCTCAGAATCAACCTATTTGAACGAGCAGAATAAAGAGCAACCTATGTTCATTATGAACCAAGATGGTTTCACTCTGCTGGCGATGGGATTCAATGGCAAGAAGGCGATGGAGTTCAAACTGAAATACATCGAAGCCTTCAACGCTATGAAGAGACAGATTGAACAATCCAATCCATCTGTCCCTCAGAACTATCTCGAAGCTCTCAAATCTCTGGTCAAGGCTGAGGAAGAGAAACAGCAGCTAGCTTTGGAAAATAAGAAGCAGCAGGAACAAATCGTCACTATCAGCAAGACGAACATGGAACTCGGCAACAAGATTACCGAAATGCTGCCAAAGGTTAGCTACTACGACAAAATCTTGCAGAGTAATGCCACCATGACCGTTACTCAGATTGCTCAGGACTACGGAATGAGTGCCATGAGGTTAAACAAGGAGTTGGAGTCTATGAGAATCCAACACAAGGTAAGAGGTCAATGGATATTGTTTGCACAATTCCTCGAAGGCGGCTATGTTCACAGCAGAGCAGTAGACATATTAAGGAGTGATGGTCGGCACGATGTAAAGTACAACACCGAGTGGACAACGAAAGGAAGAATCTTCCTATATGAATCACTCAAAGCGAAGGGCATTCTCCCCTTGATAGAGCAGGAGAACACTCCCAGCGATAAGGGCACTGGTAGAACAGAGCCAGCCAAGGCAGCTAGTGCAAGTCAACAAACCATCAAATTCAACTGATATGATAGACCCAGAGATTAAGGAACAGCTAGACCGCATAGAGCAGTATTCGCTCATAGCTGCAAAGAATGTGCTCAACATTAATGAAGCTGCAATCATTCTTGGTATGACGGTTAGAGGAGTGAGAGAGAACGTCAGGAACCGCATCATTCCTTGCTATAAACCAAATGTCAACCGACTCTACTTTAAAAAGAGCGAGTTGGAAGAGTGGATGACTCAGAACCGCAGAAAGAGCATGGCAGAGTTGAAATCAGAGGCAGCAGCCTATTGTTTTACCCATTAAACAGATAAACTTATGATAGCAGATGTAATGTTGGTAGCTAGCGTAATCGCTTTCGCTGTTGCCGTTAAGGAAATCCACTCCTACTTCAAGGAGGTAGGCAAGTAAGATATATGGAGATTGAACCTCACAAGAATAGTTAAGTATTAAGTTATTAGTGTGTTAAGTCTTATAATATTTCAGTCATTGAAAACAGCAGAGTTTTTTTGGAGTTTGCTACTCCCAGTCTCCACAATAACTTTGTCGTTATAATTTTACATGTTTTAAGTTTTTACCCAGCGCAAGTAACTCAGTTGGTAGAGTGCGAAGGTTTCTCCCTCTTCGAGGTCGTGGGTTCGAGTCCCACCTTGCGCCCCATATAGCCCGATTCCAAGGCTTTATATCGGATAGGATAAACCTTCCTAGAGAGGTACACGTACCCAAAAGGAGCATCATTAACCACAGATGGTGCTTAGACGTGGAAGTGGCAAGCGAGTACATACACCTGATAGGTGGAATTTGGAAAAACTTGGAGTTCACTTGTGAAGAAGCAGACCTGATGCCGTGACCCTTATATAATAAGGTAGCATCTAAAGGTAGGAGCGCACAACTACAAATCGGTTCTAATGCAGCCAGCACGCTTTCTTTCTATTCGGTTCAATAGTTATAATTGGTTATTTTATAGAAATCAGATATATCACAATATGTGCGATTACTAGTGCTGGGAGTCCTAAGCCTCCATAAATGCAGAAGGGAACCAAAGAGCGATTCAGCATCCGGCAAGATTGTATAGATGTCGCTCCACGGAGGTGGCTGTTTTATCATTACATTTAGCAGCCCCTCCTTTTCTAAAGGAAATTGCAAATATTGACATATTAGTAAATTTCATACAGATTACATTTTCGATGCGGTAGCGACCGCTCAGGTTAAACTAAAATAAAATAACTCGCCCCACCATTCGTGAGAACCGTGGGGATTTTTAATTTGAACATTTAAACCATACAATATGAGATATAAAGCAAATAGTTGTCACGATTGTCTATTCTCGACCATGTGTGACAACCCGAATAAGAACCCAGATGGTGGCTACAGATGCAGCCGCTATGAATGGAAATATCAATAGCAACTTAATACATATAAGATATGGGTAATTTAGATTATTACAACAAACTCAAAGTCGTTCCTCAAGAGGCACTCAGACAAATTCAGTCAGGAAGACTTAGAGGAAAACACGACATCAACCCAATGTGGCGCATCAAGGCAATGACAGAGCAGTTTGGTGTGTGCGGAATCGGTTGGAAGTACGTAATCACCAAGCAGTGGACAGAGACTTTCGGAAGCGAGGTTAAAGCCTATTGCAACATCGACCTCTTTATCAAGGTGAACGGAGAATGGTCAGATGCCATCCAAGGAACAGGAGGTTCGTCAGAAGTATCAATGGAAAGCAAGGGCGCATACGTATCGGATGAATGCTACAAGATGGCACTCACAGATGCCTTGTCGGTTGCTATGAAGGCACTGGGTGTAGCAGCAGACGTTTATTTCGAGGCAGGAAAAGACATCATAGATATTGATAGCAAGTATGGTGCTCAGGATAGTATAGCAGCGCAGCAGCAAGCCCAGACTCAGCAGTCAGTCGCTAATCCTTCACAAGCCGCCCAGCAGACAGCATCCCCTCAGTTTCACCCGAATGACCTGAACGAAGGATTGGCTTACCTGAGCAGATGTGCAAACAAGGATAATCTGTTGTGGGTAATTCAGCATTACCAGCCACTCTGCTCTAACGCTCAGTTCATGCAAGCTGTATCAGCCAAGAAGAAACAATTAGGTATACAATAATATGACAACAGAAACAAAGAAAATCACTTTGAATGTGCCAAGAGTCACATTCATTGAGGAGTCTCATCAGTACTTCATCGGCAAGAAGGAACTAAAAGGAGTAACGGGAACGCTCATTAAGAAAGCCTTCCCCGACACCTACAAGAATATTCCCGAGGCTGTATTGAAGAAGGCAGCAGAGCGAGGAGGTCTTATCCACAACACGTTTGAAACCTTCTGTTCCATCTTCGATGCCGACATCAAGCAGTACCCAAATCCTACGGAAGAGCTTCAAGCCTTCCATAGTATGTTAGTCTCATTCGGTTTACACTATGTAGCATCCGAGTATCTTGTTACAGATGGTGAAAACTTCGCATCTGCCATTGATGGAGTCTTCGCTGATGAAGAAGGCAACATCTATCTGGTAGATTACAAGACCACCGCCACCCTCCACTACGACAACGTATCTCTCCAGCTATCCATCTATGCAAAATGGTTCGAGGAGCAGAATCCTGACTTGAAGGTGAAGGAGATTGTCTGTATGTGGTTCAAGAACGGACAGAGCAAGTTCCAGCCACTCCCTAGGGTATCAGATGAGCAGATAGACGATTTAATCAACGCTTATCTAGCTGATGATGCAGAGTACCAATATAAGGTGGAAGTTCCTGAGCAGTTCTCTGCCCTAGAGCAGGAGTTCAGATTGATAACCGCTCGTGTGGATGCCCTGAAGATTAAGCAGGATGAGTTGAAGGAAAAGATAATGAAGATGATGGAAGACAACAAGCAGAAATCCGTCAAGACTCAGTTCGCCTCCTACTCTTATGTGGCAGCAACCACCAAGAAGACCTTCGACACGAAGCTGTTCAAGGACACGGAGCCTGACCACTACGAGTACTACCTAAAGGAAACGACCACCAAGCCATCAATAAGAATCAAACTTAATTAATATAGATATGAACGTAAAATTTACTGGTAAAATTATTGCAGCAGGGCAAGTTCAAATGGGAACTTCCCAAAACGGAACCCAATGGAGTTCCCAAGAGTATGTTATTGAGGAGTTGAATGAGCAGTACCCTTCAAGAGCCGTTATCCAAGTTTATGGTTCAGACAAGATTCAGCAGTTCGGCATCCAAGTATGTGAAATAATCACCGCAAACATCGGATTGAAAGCTCATCAGTCTAGAGACGGACGATGGTTCAATCAGTTGGATTGTTGGAAGGTGGAGCGACCAAATGGTCAGCAGCAGGGACAGATGGTACAGAGCCAGATAGGTCAGGTTCCTCAGCAGCAAGCAGCCAACTATCCACCTCAGCCAGCACCTATCCAGCAGCAGATGCAGGCTTTTCCCCCTCAGGTTAATGCAAGCGGTCAACCTATTCAGCAGAACGCTCAATATGCAGGTGGTCAGCAGCAGGGACTTCCCTTCCCTGCCCCAAACCAATAATAAATAAGGTATGGAAATTCATCTAGTAAGAACCTCCACTGGTCTTCGCCCCTACACGGATGATGATTACGAGGAAATGAAAAAGATAAAGGTTGGAACCATCGTTAAGGCGAATATAGTTCGACCAAGGAACATTAAGTTTCACCGCAAGTTCTTCGCTCTTATCAGAGCCGCATGGGATAGTCTCACAGAGCAGCAGCGCACAAACCTACGTTCTATAGACACATTCCGTGAGCAACTGCTGATAACATCAGGATTCAGCGAGCCACTTTACGACCTCAACGGACAGAAGTTCTTGGAGAGAGCCAAGTCTATCTCCTTCTCCAAGATGGATGAGCCAGCCTTCAATGAAGTATATAGTAGAGTCTTAGACACCATCCTCACGATACTCTATGCAGATGGTGTTACAGAAGACGAGTTTAATAACATTTTACAAAATTATAGTTGATATGACACGTAGAAACGACAAGCGCAACAACAGACGTAATAGCCGTCAGCGCAACAACAAACCAGAGTTACCACCATTTGCACAGATGCTTTTCGGAGCAATCGTTGGCAAAGGTGTAGACATGATTGCCAAGAAGATGGCAGAGAATGCCGAGGAAAAGACTCCTGATATTCATGCCGAAGGCATCAGCAATCAGGACGTTACCAACATCAATAACGGAAAGGCAACCTTGTCTAAGTTGCGCATTCCTGCTGATGGTTCGGCAGTAGAGTACCCAATCCCTGATAACCTCCAGTTCTTCTTCGCTGAGGATGGTAAGTTGATGGTTTGTCAGAAGATTGAAGGAGACGAGATGCATACTAATAAAAAAGAAGAGGATGGCAAGCCTACCACTTATAATGATATTGCCAAAGAACTCTACTTGAACAAAACTGCACATTGGATTTCTGGCAGAAACATAATTCATCAAGAACGACAGAGTTTAAGTAGTTACGAAGATACTATCAACAGTACTACTCCTGCTCAGGCTAAACGTTATGCTGCTTTCAACAAGTTGCAGAACATCGCCAAGTATCTCAATGGTGACTGGAAGCCAAACTTCGATAGAAACGATGAAAAATGGAATATCAATAAAGAAGGTGATACATTTATCGAAATGTACACAAGAACATTGAACAAAGCGGGTGTTTACTTCAAGTCGCAAGAACTTACCAAGGAAGCCATCCGCTTGATGGGCAAAGAATCTCTCAACGACCTTTTCTCAACAGACTGGTAATGGCAAGCTACGCTGAAATCAAAGCAAAGCTACAGCAGGAAGGCAAGAAGATACGCAAGCGTTCATCCTACGATGAGCACAACTTGCAAGCCGCAGAGGTCAGGTATATCCGTGGGGTATATCCTGACCTTGAAGGTGTCTTCTTTGCCGTTCCCAATGGTGGCAAGCGAACTTCTCAACAAGCCGCATGGCTCAAAGAAGAAGGTATGAAGGCAGGAGTATCTGATATGCTCCTCCTGAAGCGCACCTCCCAGTACGGTTTCCTCTGCATCGAAAATAAAACACCGAAAGGTAGTCAGGAACCCGAGCAGAAGGTATTCCAGCATGAAGTAGAACGGCATGGTGGCAAGTATATCATCGTCCGCTCTATAGATGAATTTATCCAAGCTATCGACAATTATTTAAATGGTGAACTATGAGTGATATTAAATTTGATAATAGTTTTTTTAGAGAGGAACCATCTATTATAGAACAATTCTTAGTAGAATATCAGGAAAAAGCAGATGAATATATTACACAAAAGATTATTGCTATTCTTGAATCCAAAGGCTATAAGGTAACCGCTCCTCCAAAGGAAATCAAAGACGAATATACCTTTGAGCGAGCATGGAACTTGTACGACAAGAAAGTAGGCTGCAAAGCCAAACTCGAAAAGAAGTGGAACTCCATGAGCCTGAAAGACCGCAAGGCAGCTATAGAGTATATTCCTCTCTATGTAATCTCACAGCCCGACAAGCAGTACAGAAAGAACTTCCAAACCTTCCTCAACCAGCGAGGATGGGAAGACGAACTCATCGGAGCCACACCACCGCCAGCAGCCGTTAACGAGAACTCTTCCGAAATCAGCCGACTTATTGCAAAGACGAAGGCTGAACAGAACGTAACAAATGCGGATAAGGACAACGTTTTCAAGACACGCATCATGGGTATGATAGAGCTTCTGCAAAAGAATCCTCACAGCCTATGCCGAAAGCAGTTGGAGATATATCGTGATAACGGAACCTTGGAACGCTTGGGCATCCAATGGAATCCATAAACCACAAATCTGTTTACCAAAATGATAGCAATCAGTAAGTACAACAAGCAGCATCCTCTCAGAGTCTTTGAGGCATTCGCAGGATATGGCAGTCAGAGCCTAGCCTTCAAGTACCTCAAAGATAAGCATCCTGAGTTCGACTTCAAGGTAGTGGGCTACTCAGAGATAGAACCATCAGCCATCCAAGCCTACGGACTCCTCCACGGAAGAGACATACCTAACTTCGGATACGTGACAAGGATAGACTGGAATGAGGTTCCCGACTTCGACTTCATATCATGGTCTTCACCATGCCAAGATTTCTCCAATGCAGGACTTCGCCAAGGAGCAGAGGAAGGCAGCGGCACACGCTCATCCCTTATCTTTCAGGAGAAGAGAATGCTGGCAGTAAAGAAACCAAAGTATGTGATGCTAGAGAACGTAAAAGGTCTACTCACAGAGAAGATGAGGAAGTACTTCTTCCAGTACCTCAAAGACCTTGACTCCTTCGGTTACACCTCCTTCTACAAGATACTGAATGCCAAAGATTACGGAATCCCTCAGAATCGTGAGCGCATCTTCGTAATATCCATCCTACGCACAGAAGACGAGCCGAACCCAGAGTATCACTTCCCTTCTCCCATTAAGCTAGAGTCAACGGTTGAGGACATCTTGGAAGACAACGTATCTCCCGAATATTTCCTATCCCAGCCGCTCCTAGAAAAGTATCTCACCAAAGCAGACATCAATGAATCAATCGAAAAACTCTACCCAGAAGATAGCAATACCGAAAACTGCTGATGGATGCTCTGTAGCAGTCACAGCCAGTTTCTCTATGATAAGTATCATGAACCTCATAGACACCGCTCATTATCCGAAAGGTGGAGTTCTTATCATAAAAAGAGTATGATAATATACAGAAACAAACATGGGAGTTTTAAAGGTGGTTTATTTAAAACGAAAATATCACCAGCCATCACAACAGCTTCCTTTGAACACAATACATTTATCTTAAAAATAAAAGAATGTGCGACAAAATTATAAAGCTAGCAAACCTCCAAATCAAAGGCAGAATAGAACAGCAGACCAGAGTCTACTCCACCAAGGGAATCTCTCCTACTCTCAATTCTGCTATGGGTCACGGAGGTAACTGCATCCCACTATTCTTAATAGTAAAAGAGATATGATAACCGGAGGAAAGAGAATGAAATCCCTGCTCCTATCAGGGAAGGTGAAGCCTGATGTAGGCGGTCAAGTTCTCGACATCTACAACCAAGCAGTAATGCAAGGAATCTCCCCTACAATCAAGACAACCATAGATACAGCAAACATGACATTCGTAACAATCATGAACAAAGAAATCATTCACACCGCTCCAAACGGAAAGCGATACTCCATCCAAATCAGAAAGTACACTCCAAGAGATTGTTTCCGACTGATGGGAGTTCATGAAGCTGATATAGACAAACTCCTAAGCAAGGGGAAGTCTGGTCAACTCATCATCTGCAAAAGCAAACTATATGCCCTTGCAGGAAACTCAATAGTAACCAACTGCCTGACCGACATGTTCGAGGAACTGATATTCCCATCAGGAAATCACTACCACGACAAGACTGGTCAGCTATCACTCTTCTAGCTTATGGATATTTTTGGATATATCAAGATAGGCAAGCGTATCAGCAAAGCGCACAAAGCCATGTTCACCCACAAGACCATGGTAATATGGTACAAAGGCAAACCAATCATCGGAACAATGCACGATGGCTTGTGGTATCAACAAGACTTGAACGGAATGTGGGAACAATTAATGTTCCAGTCCGAAGTCACCCACGTCTCATTTTTACCTTCACCTCATGAAGACAGAGAAAGAAAAAATCCTAGCCATCATCGCTGAGATTCAGGCAGAGCGTGAAACTGCCCACATCGTGCCGCCCCACGTCCTAACAGCCGAAATCATCAACCGAGGATGCCATCAGCCGTATCAAGCCCTCAACGAGTTATGTGCAGAAGGCAAGATAAACTGGTGCCGCACCCTCAACGATATGGCATTCACTATCAAGTCATAGCTTTGCTATGTGGATTTAAACACTATCAGAAAATTATAAATCAAGAACAATATGGAAAAAGAAATTATTACACAGAAGAATCTGGTTGTCTTGGCAAACGATGCTTACCTGAATGCACAAAGACATGGTTTCTATCCTGACAACACAGATATAACAACCGCTCTGATGCTCATTATCACAGAAATGGCAGAAGCTGTTCAGGCAGACAGACACAACCGAAACGGAAGTATCGAAGACTATGAGAGCGAGATTCAGATGGGCAGAGATATTCCTACTGCCTACAAGAACACTCTTGAAGGAACGGTAGAATCCGAGTTCGCTGACGTTGGCATCCGAATCTTATCACTCTTGGGATGGATGGACACCAAAAGACCAACAGAATTTCAAAGCGACTCTTATCTCAAAGAAGAGTATGGAATCGCAAAGATTAAATACAAGTGTGGCATAGCTAAAGATTTCTACCATATCATCAGTTTCCTATGCTCGTTTACAGACAACAACTCGCCGTATTGGTATATCTCAAAGATTATCCAAAAAACGCTCATGCAGGTTTTCGCCCTAGCACACAATAACAATATCGACCTGATGGAGCACATCAAGTTGAAAATGCAGTATAACGAATCTCGTCCGTACCTACACGGATGCAAATATTAGGAGGACAGCAATATGTTTGGAATAGAACAGATTTCAAGAAGGTGCTTAATGACTTTGAGTGATGGTAGCAAAATCCAAGCTACCATCTACATTCCAAAGCCCACCAAACCCATCTTCCCTGAGCAGATGGAACGCAATATCATAAAGAGTTTTAACGAATCGCAACCTCTTGCAGTAAACAAGGTTGTCAAGTGTCACATTATGAGAAATTAAAGTTATGGAAGATTTACCTGTTGGAGCAGAAGTTGTCTTGAAGGTGGTTGAAAGCGAGACAGAAGAATGTAATGGTTGCTTCTTTGACGAGATAAGCAGCAATATTTATGAAAATATCTGCAAATATATTTGTTGTGCCGCAATCGAGAGAAAAGACGGAAAGAATGTTCAATTTATAAGAGTGAAGTAATTATGGTAGACGATAAGAAAATAGAAGCTGCTGTCGAAGAGTACAACGAGAAAGTTGAAAATGAATTAGAGAAGAAGCACATTCCAAAGCGGACATTTGCAGAACGCTATGCAGAATCAGCAATAAGTGAATGTGCTTTTAAAGCTGGTGCCAAGTGGGCAATCTGTGAATTGCTTAATGACTTGTGGCATCCTGCTAGTGAAAAGCCTATACTACGAAATGGAAAATGCTTAGTAGTATACAATAGTGGCAAAATTGATATATTTAAAATATCTTTTGTTTATGAAATGCTTTCCAATTATGGTAAAGATGGTATGGGCTGGAAATGCTGGGCTTATGTCCTCGATTTATTCCCAAAGGAAGGAGGCAACCATGATTAAGTCAGTTACTATGTACTCTGTCGTTTGTGACAGATGCGGGAAACCATTTATTGATGAATTTAATGGCATTGTGGCTTGGTTGGACGAAGGAACTGCAAAAGAGCAAGCAATGGAAAGTGAATGGGCAGAAATAGGTGATAAGCACTACTGCCCAGACTGCTATGAGTTTGCCGAAAAGTTGGATGAGTATGTTCCGAAAAAGAAAGGAGGAAACAATGAAAGAACTTAAAGTCGGAGAAAGAGTAACCACTACTCTTGAAGTTGTCGAGCAAGGTGATTCATGTGAAGGTTGTTTTTTTGCTGACAAAGAAGGATGCCCTTATTTATGTTTTAAGGATATGCGTTCTGATGGTAAGGATGTAATTTTTAAAGAAGTAAAGGAATAAAAGCGTATGAGTTACGAATCAAGAAGTAGATGTAAGGAAAGACAGATAACACCTTGTGGAATTTGTCCTTTAATGTTCAAATGTCCTTATGATGAAGATAAGGATAAGTTCAATAAACGTAAAAAGTAAAGAAAATGAAACAGAAATTATTAAGTATCAAATATAGGTTAGTTGCTTTGTGGTGGTTCTTAACTAGAAAGAACTACTACCTTCTGTCATACAATGGCAGAGTAGGTAAGACATTGGAAAGCACTAATATTGTAATTCCCGAGTTCATCGAATGGGTAAGAAAGAAGCATGGTGTGCCTACCAATCATGAGATAATCATGGAGTTAAAGAATATCGGCAACCTCTGTAGAAGCACAGATATTCTTGCATATAATGAGATTAAGGCATTGATTGAGAAACTTGAAAAGTAAATCGTATGTTGACAATATTATCAATAATATTCATAGCTATAGGCATAGCATTTATGTATGTAGGCATAAGAATTTGCAGAAACTTCTGGAATGCACATATAGGGCTAGTTGTTTTCATGATAGGCTTATGCTTTACCTGTATGGCTATAAAACAATTAATGGAGTTGTAGGTATGAGTGTAGCAACACAAGTAAATCATCATTGTCCTTTCTATGGAAGGAAATGTTACCAATGCGGTTATTGGAATCGTAGAGGAAATGAATGTGAGATAATAACTCATCAAGACAGAAAAATTGGTGACTAACCGCCTTCGGGCATAATTTTAAAGATATGACAAAAGAAGAATTAAAAGCAAAGGTTGCCAAGCAACAAAATGTTATCAATGATGCTAACAATCAGATTTGTTCTGATGTGAAGGAGTACATCGAAAGTCTACCATACAAGGTTGGTGAAAAAGTTAGCTGTTCCAGATGTGATGTTTGTTGGATTAAAAGTATTGTTCCGGAAAAAAGTTATAGAGGCTATACTGGCAAGATTAAAGTAATAATCAACCCTGCTAAGAAAGATGGCACTCGCTCAAATAGAGAGTTTGTACTATGGAGTATGGAAATTGATAGTATCAAAAAGATTAGTTAATCATCCTGCAAAGGATATAAATAGATAGTAATATGAATACAGAAAAATTAGAAAGAGCAAATATCTTAGCCAAGAGTTTAATTCCTAAAATAGATGAACTCTTAAATATGTCTCCAAAATCATACAATGGTAAACTTGCTGATGCTATTTGGGGACTTTCAGAATGTGATGAAGAGTTTAAAACCAAATTCAAGCAGCTTCTGAATGAAACAAAACAGAGACTTCAGAAAGAGTTTGATGAACTTTAGTAAAACTAACCATCCCTTATGGGATATAAATATAAGTAATATGAAAAAGATTATTTTGGCAGATATGGCAAATAGTTCATGGGTAAAAGCACTAAAGGAATATGTTTCCTCCAAAAATCAAGAAGACGGAGTTGATGCAAAGTTACCTGATATAGATTAACTTCTTAAGGAATTAGTTTCTGATGAGTTCATCGAAAAGAAAATCAAAGATATTCTTGGAGAGAATGATGTGGATAGCGGAAAGGAGAAATAGCTTATGGAAAAACGAATAATATTAAACGAACAAGATATAAATGAGTTTCACTCAGATGCAGATGTTCTGCAATGGATATACAACTTACTGACGAAAGAGTATCGTTTAAGTGAATACTCAAAAAATATACCACGCTTTGCTAGAATAATTGGCAAGTTAAAGAATTTATAGCGTATGAAAATAGAAATTAAAAGAGTTACGGACTGGCAGCGTGTAGTGGATGCTGCTCGGTTCACACAAGGCAAGGAACCGCTGGGGCATGAGCCTAGCGATGAGTTCAAGAAACAGATGATTCTCAGCGAGCATTCACCGCTCAGGGAATTGGAGTTCGATATTAAGATGTATGGCATACCATACTGGGTGAGCAACCATTTTGTTCGCCATGTTCATGCTCAACCATTCGTTTCCACATCACGACCAGATATTACTGGCTCCAAGGTATCACGTCACGATATGCGTCAGGATGATTTGGTTAACTTGCAGCTATCCCTCAACGCTCAGGAGATTATCAATATCTCGAAGTTGAGGCTCTGCAACAAGGCATCAAATGAGACAAGAGAGGTGTGGTACTTTGTTATTGATGAATTGGCACGTATCGAACCTTTGCTTGCATCCGCTTGTGTTCCTCAATGTGTATATAGAGGCTTCTGCCCTGAGCCGAAATCATGTGGCAGAACTAGAACAAACTTTTTTTCATTCAGGAGAAAATACTACAAAAGTCTAAAAAAGCATCAAAGCGACCTATGAAATATCCAAAATATAACGTCAACGAATTTGTCGGTGGGCACTTCGAGTACACCACTCCCTGCCCATTCGGCATATACGGCAAGTACACCAACGAAATACTATATGTTGGTAGCCTTGCTTGCCAGCGATGCGAACACTTCCGAGGTATCAACAAAGAAGATGGTATCGTATCTTGTGGAATCGAATAGTTTTAAGAGTGCAGCCTATCTGCATTCTTCTTAATAATTAATCAAATTTTATATATGAATACAAAGAAAATCTCAATCATTCAGCGTATCAAGGAAAAATTCCTTGGCAAGCAGTTCTTTATTGCAGTTATCGCTAACAAGGGAACCAGTTCCTACTTCGTCAACTCTACCATCTACCGCTCAGAGAAGGAGGTGAAGGCTTACAAGAAGTACATCACCACAGACGAGCGTATGAAACAGAGCTTCGATTTTGTAGGTTATTATGGTTTCCGTTCAAAGTTCGACTTCCGCATTCCTCTTAGCGGAAAGCCAGTATCAGTTGAAGAGGCAAAGAAACTGGCAGAGAAGTAGTATGGGAAAGTTGATAGACCTTACTGGACAGCGTTTCGGCAGATTACTCGTCTGCCGAAAATCTGACAAAGAGAACCACCAGCATGGTGCGTTCTGGATATGCAAATGTGATTGTGGCAGGGGTTGTACGGTTCTTGGTTCTGCTCTTCGTGACGGACGAACCAAATCATGTGGCTGTTACCGCTCAGAGCGAGCATCTGCCATCATCACCAAGTATGGCAACCGCAATGGTAGACCCAAGCGGAAAGACAAAGTTAACGGATAATATCCATTTTATCACTTTTCATATTATATTTGCAACATGAAATTCAAGTATTTAATAGATAAAGTTAATGGTTTCAGACACCGCAACGATTTTGTGGTACTGGACGGAAGAGCCAACTCGGTCACGCTCTCCAAGGGCATCTATGACCACATCATGCAGAAGGAGCGAACAGACAATTCCATCTTCGTGTTCAGGTTATCTGACAGAGGTACATATGGTTTCTGCATGCGTGAGGACTGGGAAGAACTTCGCAAAGCCAACACCGCCTTCGCTCAGCTTCAATTCAATCAGAAGTATAAGAAGGTAGGTTTCCGAAGTGACTTCCCTTCCATCACCGCCATCCTTGATGAGTACAACCTTCCTCTCAACAGAATGGTTCGTCTTACTTGCATCCCACGCAAGTCAGCCAAAGGCGAACCTTATTACGAAATCATGCGACCAAACTTAAATTCGAGCACATGGCAACAAGACAAGAAGTAATACTCAAAGGGCTTACCCACTCTCCATCCGACTACGATTGTCAGGATGGGGAGTTGGCAACCTGCCTCAACCTCATCAACGAGGATGGGGCACTCCACCCTATTCACCAGCCAGTAGTAGCCGAGCAGAACATCACGCTGGATGCAGGAGATACTATCGAACTGGTGCATAAGGTAACACATAATGAAACGATTCACTCCCACTACATCATCCGCAAATCAGATGATACTTGGTACTGGATGGAGAAAGGTGGAAACGGAACCAAGAGCACCATCGACTTAAACGGATTCCACGTTAATGCTGTCACAGCAGTAGGCAATATCCTTTCATTTGTTGGCGATAGTAAGATATTATATTGCTATTGGGATAATGGGATTTATCGTGTTGTCGATTTTACGGAGGTAACTTACGATGCAAAACTAACACGCACTTCATTCAAAATGAGTGTAGATAGTTGGGTTAAGGATAATACTATTACCGAACAAGGATATACTCTTCCTTTAGAGGATTTTGATTCTTATGGATTTCCTGAAGAACTAGGAGAAAATGTAACTACTAGGCTTTTCGCTAGTCAGGATGCCTATGTTAACAAATACATGGACTCTTATTCTTTCAAATACATACAATTTGCTATCCTTGCTATTCAACTATATGATGGCTCATACATACAAATTGGCAATCCATTTATACTTGCCCCAAAGGAAAGAATAGAAGATAGTATCGGATTCCGCTGGACTAGAGATGGAGGTGGAATGACAAGTGGAAATCTTAATCTTACTTATGAAGCTGATAATATATATGCAACCTATAAAGGTCAAGAAATAGATAACTACGAGCTTTCCGTAAACATTAAAGATATTGACAAATACAATACTTTAATTAAAGGGGTTGACATGTTTATTTCTAATACCTTATTCCCTTATAATACGAATGGCAATATAATTGCTAAAGAAAATTATTTCTATTTCCGCAATGATAAAGGACGTATGAAAATATCAGATTATTCGTATATAAATGGTAAGTTTGTAATGGGTGTTAGAAACTATCATTACCAGCCATATACAGAAGAAGAGATTTACGAGAAAATCGACAATTTATCATTCTATAAGAGCACCAGTTTCTCTTTTGATGATGTTAAGGATGGTACTTCAAAAAAACTGAAAAGGGTTTTAGGAACAGAAGATAGTTTGCCTATTGCAGACCTTCAACGAGAATCGTATGGTGCAATGTGTGCTATAACATATAACAACAGATTACATCTTGGAAATGTTATGTCTTCCATCACCACACGATGCAATAATGGTAATGGGTATTATTCTCCAGTTGCGCCAAACAAGAGCCTTGTGGAGGATAGTTATCAGTTCTTGTTTAGATACGAACCAAAGGGGCAGTTCAATGGAAACTACATAGATAACTTCGGTACAGACCAAGATGGTAGCAACTGCATAGATAAGATATGCCAAGTTGTTTCCAAAGTATATCTCAAAATAAACAACAAGGATGAAGTTTTTTCTTATTACGATGAACTTCATTACCCTCTACCACCTATTCTTTCTTTCCCTTCAAACAAGGCGAAAGTAATCGATTTACTTATCAGAATCCCAGAGAGAGGTGTTTACTCTTGTTATAAAAAGTCATTCAGCTTATACGAGAGCGAAACATTTGGTTTTAACTATGCGGTCAATTATTCAAATGGAACATTCTGCCCTATCCAAGCTAACGATGTTACTATGAACTACGAGAGTTGGGCGGTTACTATATCCCAAGACCCATCGTGGAAGAAAATTTCAGAAGAAGAGTTCAATAAAGAGAAAGCGAACATCAAAGAATCCACTATAAATGGCAGCAGAACACCATCATTAGTCAAGGTGAGTGAAGCAGAGAACCCTCTAGTCTTCCCTGCAAAGAATAGTGTTCAGGTTGGCTCCTCCATCGTTAGTGCAATGGCAGCCAATACACGACCAATCAGCGAAGGTCAGTTTGGTGATGCTCCTCTCTATGCCTTTACAGATGAAGGTGTGTGGGTGCTGATGCTGGGCGATGAAGGAACCTATATTGCCCGACAGCCAGCCAACAGAGATATTTGCTCCAACCCTAAGGGCATTTTGCAGATTGATGATGCCATTCTGTACCCTACTGAACGAGGAATTATGATGCAGAGAGGACGAGAATCTGAGAACATTACAGACGCACTAGATGATTATCCTTTCGATTTTCTATCCATTTATTCACATTCAACAAAGGATAAGACCTATCCGAATAAACTCCTTGCTCTAGGTAATATCCCTGAGTCAGATGTGAAGTATGTCCGTTTCCGTAAGTATCTCGAAGAAGCTGGCATGATTTACGACTATTACGATAGCCGTATCATCGTGTTCAATCCGAATTATACTTATGCTTACGTTTACTCTTTGAAAAGCAATATGTGGGGAACCATGCACAATGTCTTCAACAAGCGAGTAAATATATATCCTGAGTCATTCGCTACAGACAAAGCAGGAAACATACTCGATGTGTATGTGAAGGAACCAACAGAGAATGTGCCATTCTTCCTTTGCAGCCGTCCTTTAACGCTTGGTCAGGATGCCTATAAGACCATGTTCGATTGCATCACAAGAGGATATTTCAGCAGCATTCAGGAAGGGAAATGTGGAACGGTTCTATTCGGAAGTAATGATTTGGTTAATTGGTATTACGTTGGTTCTTCTGTTAATATGTATCTCAGAAACCTTGTTGGTTCTCCATACAAATATTTCAGGCTTGCACTTATGGGCAGCCTTGACCCAAAAGAATCTATCAGCGCATTATCTATAGATTTCCAATCAAGAATACAAAATAAACTCAGATAATTATGGCAGAATATACATTATCAGATTTTAATCAGTATTTAGCGAGAAAAGGGGCATCTGTAGGCTACATGGATGGCAACAATAAAATTCATATAGCCACAGAAGTAGACTTTTATATAAAAAGAACGTCAAATTTCATCGGACTTGTTAAATTTGTCAATGAGATTTATGAATTTCTTTTTGATGGAAGTTTCTATATAGGAGACACAAAGCAATATCTTAAAATTGTCTCTTCCTCCATCACAATGACAACTGGCACTAAACTCGTCAGAGAAACCTCATCTGATGGTACATCAAATGCTCGCCCATTCCCTAGAAACGGAATAGCTACCGCATCAGAAACTGGTGGAACAGAGGAAAGTGACAAAACAGAGGAAATCTTCTCAATCGCTACCCTACAGCCTAGAGAAGAAGTAGCCGCAAGTTGCTTGCAGTCTATGCTCCAGCAGTATAAAAATCCGCTCAACATAGACAATACCAAAATAAAGCAACTTGTAAGCAAGTCTTACATGTTCGCTCAGGAGTTCATCAATCAGGCAGTTCTGTATCGTGAGAAGGAGACAACATCGGCAACCGTTGAGAACAACAAGTACGCATCAGTTGATTCTGATTCTCTCAGCAGCGATACCGATAAACTGCTCTACAATATAGCTACAGCTATCAACAACTTTATCGCTCAGGATAAGAATCAGTATGCCGACCAGCAGAAGAACGGTTTGAAACTGGCTGCTACAGATGTTAATGTCAAGACCTTACCTGAGAGTATCAATATTAATGCTGCTGTTACTGGTTCGGTAACTACCAAGCAGGAGTCCACGTCTAGTGGAACATAAACTTAGATAAATATTAAGTTTGTCATTTAATACAATAAAGGGTAGCAGTCCGTGATGGATAGCTACCCTTGCTTTATCTAGTCTTAAACGACTAACCTAAAATGGATGCAAAGCGATTCTTGCTCTAACAGCCGAGCGGTTGCTGGCATCCTTAATCTTCTGCTTCTTATCCTCAGCGAGTGACCAGAACCTATCAGCACCATCAGGATAAACAATCATCAACCATTCATAAAGGCATTGGTTCACGATGTAGTCATGCAAGTAGACGGTCATGGTATGTACACTTGTCTTAGAAAGACCTTGCGGCATCCGCATAGCCAAGTAATAGGCATCCTCATCATTTGTCGGGGAACCAATACACTCTTCCCACTCGTTGGAATCAAAGCCGCCACCGAGCATTTCCACCTTGGTGAAACGGAAAAGCATTTCTCTGCAATCCTCTACTGCTGAGTCTAGAATCCTTGCCAACTTATCTCGGTTTCCTTCCTCTGATACATCAAACACATTCTTTAATTGTTTGGCATCTATACCTTTCTGCTTGGAATAAGAGTCAGCAAAAGAAAAAGCAGTATTCTTGATGTCATATACCAACTCATTCTTTTCCAACTCTATCATCACTTTATATCCTTTATTACAATACCTCATATCCTATCCTCCTATCTTGTTGGTCTTTTACGTGTATAAATGATTGCGTCAATTTTTAGCAGTAAAACGTTTGCCTTAGAGAGATAATCTTCTACCTTATCCTTATAGACTACTGAGCACCATTCTGCTACTATTTTGTTGACAACATAACTAAAAACCGTTGATTCTAAGGTCTTAAATAAACTCTCATTAAAAAGGCTGCTTACTCTCAGACCAAATACCTCGTTGCTGCCTGATTCACACTTCTGCCATCCAAGAATACTCTCCAAGGCTACGGAAACATCATCAATGGAATCTTCCCAAAAGCCTTCCAGCATTTCTCTATCAGCTTCCGTCACAAACACTTGCTCATACAGACTTTTTCCGTTTTTATCCAAGTTCTTTCCTCCTATGTAGGCAGTAGTCTTTGCTACCTCCTCATAGATGTCACTTTTCGTGATTGTCAATGTGAAATTTGCCATTCTTTATCTTTTTATAGAGTTTATAACCTAATACGATTAGCAGCATGCAGAGTGCGCCAAATGACCAGATAGCATACTTCAACTGAAACTGCTCCCACTTGGATAACTTCTTCTCTACTGGATAGGGTACTGGGATGGAATCTCTTTTCAGGAAGGAATCCACCTTCACCTTATACACATTCTTATAGATGGTCTTCTCATGCCATCGGTCAAGAAAGCAAGTATCTCCCTTCTGTCTGAGAAAGATTGAATCACGCACAAAAACGCTGTCAGAAGTATGCAGCGTATCGTGTTTTACTACGTCCCGACATATAACTTTTTCCATCGGGACGTATTTTGTCTTGCATCCCGACAAAAAAAAATGCCACCAGCAAGATGCCTATCACGTAGAGTGCTACTTGCCAGAAATCAGTATCGTACCATTTTACTTTCATAGGCTAAACATTAAAGACCTTCTTTGCTCTTGTAAGGAACTTTCGTCTTGATTCCAAGCCGTTGGTTCCACCATTGATTGTTTTAGTAATAGCCAAGAAACTATCACTATCAGCCAGCTTGTTCAGGTCATGTTTCCACCACCACCACATAGCACTCTTCGTTGCTCCTAGCGGAAGCTCCAGCAACTGAGGGTTCTCCATGATGTCACCAGTACAATATTTGCTGTTCTGATAAGCCTGATAGTTGGCTCTGCCAGTAATCTGAATCAAGCCCCTGCCACGATACTTGTAGCCGTCACCATCCTTCAAGTTGCCGAGCATATTCTTCAACTTGCCCACATCATACTTATGGAAGTAATTTCTGTTGCCGAGTTCCTTGGTGTATCGCAGTTCACCACTTTCATGTGCAATCTGAGCCAAGAAATGAGCCATACGCTTAGGAGTATCAATATGGAACACCTCAGCATAGCCATTGATATAAGGAAGAAACGCATCCACCTTATCCTTCGCATTCGGCATAATCGCCAAAATCTGTTCGCTTGTTACCTTCATACTACTTGCCCTCCTTCACTTGTTTCAGCATACTTGCGAGTTCGTCCTTCACCTTACTCTCAAAATTGCCTAGTTTTGTCTTAAAATAAATGTTTACCCCGAATATTGCTCCAGAGTAAACCAACGCTTGGCTGATGTACCAGAGCACACCATCCGAAATAATATAGTTGTTCAGAAAGAATGATAGGAAGGCGAGGACGATGCCGCTAACTACCATTCCAATGGCTGTACCATATTGCAATCCTTCACGTACATTTGGAGTCATATCTTATATTTATATATTATTAATAATATGCAAAGATAAGAAATGATTCCCAATTAGTTACTTTATCCGTTTATTGTGTGCCATATTTTGCTGGTAGGATGCAAGCAGTCAGGGTCTTGCAGATACTCGATAGCCATCAAAACCACCATTTCCTTCAACTCATCATAATCCTTGCTATATCGCTCCAGCATCACATGATGGTCACTCCTCATCAGGTTCATGGTCACAGCCAAATCATGGATGGTGTAATCAGATATATCATCCTTATGCTTGTCAAAGGCTTCTCTTATCTCATCATCCGAGAAGAAAGGAGCCGTATGCTTGTTTCCGTCCGCATCCTCATACCACATCTTGCTGATAGCATCATCGGCAAAGTGCTTATCGAAATGTTCTTCACTCAACACACCATACACCATCGCACAAAGATGATGTACTTCATCATCACTCAACTTGAAAGAGAGACACTTACCGATAGCCTTAGCTATAGCCAACATCTGTTCAGGAGCCATTTCCTGCTGATACTTTTCTACAAACTCTACGAAATTCATACCTATATAATTTAAAAGTTTATGATGCTGCAAAGATACCAATATCTTAAACGCAGCACCATAAACTCGTAGATATTTCTGTAGCTATCTGAATATCAGACAAATACAGTTACGATAAAAACACATCCTTTCTTTATTCGTCCTTAAATTTGGTTCTCTTCTCTCCACCCCTCGTCCAGATGTCGTTTTTCTTGCGTTTCGCCACCTTTCCGATAACGTCATTTTCGTAAAGTTCGGGCTTATTCTCCCTACCTTGGGTCTCTGAAGCAACACCACCATTCGGGTTGCCACCTTGGCTAGCATCAGGTTTCCCATTGCCATACCATTCCTTGTCACTTGGTTTGTCTGCAATCATAACTATAAACAATTAACTATTAATTATAAACTAAGCAGCAAGCGGTGGGTTCTGTCCGTCAGGACTCACCCCCTGACCGCTCATCATCTGCTGCAACATCGCCTGAGCCTTCGGATTGCTCTGTGATGCCTGAGCAACTTGGGCTTGAAGCTGAGGAGAGAATCCTTGTGGAGTCTCACCATTCTGAATGGCTTGCTGGTTGGATGCAACCGATTGCAGCAACTCCTCTCCAAATGGGAAATCTCCTACTTGCAGCAACTGCTCCAGCGTGATAGCCTGATTCTGCCACAAGGTCATAAGGAACTCATTCGCCATCTGTCTGTATACAGGAGTAGCTGTACTTTCCGTGATATTAATGTCAAACTCCACGTCTCTAATCTTCTTAGGGTCGTAGTGTACAATCTGTCCTGCTCTACCAACAATATTGAAGTTGCGAGCCACGTCATAGTACTGCTGCATATTCTTCACGGTCTTGTAAGCACCATCAATGATAAACTGGCTGAAACTCTCCAAAATATCAAGCAGCGACATGGTAGCATTCTGTGTCTGCTGGGCATAAAGCGAACCGCTCGTACCTGAAACTCCTTGTTTCCCTTGCAGCGCACCATTCACTCCCGATATATCCTCGAAGAACTTCAACTGATAGCTGAGCAAGTCACCGATACCGATATTCGTAGAGTTATTGGCTACTTGCTGAGGAACCTGACCGCTCTTGTTTGGCTTATATCTCACTACACCATTGAATCTACTCCACTCATCGCAGAAATCATCCCAACTCATATCATCAGGCAGACAATCCTCAGGACAGAGCAGCACACCCTTGGCACTCGCCCTCATAATGAAGTCATACATCGTGATAAGTCGGTTCACGTATCTCTGCTGGTCAATTACATCTTCCACGAAGCTGTGAATCTCGCCATCAATAAACGGATAGAACTTGAAGCAGTAAGGATGTTCTCCATGAGCATAAGGAGTCTCGCCTTCTCTCAGAATATCACCGAAAGGAGAAAGATAGTAGAAATGCCAGTAATCATCCATAAACCACTCGGCATCAATCAGAGGAATATCCTCTTTCAGCATGCCAGCAGCCAGTCCTCTCCTGATTCTGTCTTTGTTCTCTGCATCTACAATATCAGCCTTATCCTCAATATCAATCTTGAAATCATCACCATTGTTGTAGTCGTGGCATCGGTATCTTGGCTTACTCTCCTTGCGCCAAACCTCAATCACTCGGCAGAGTGAAGGGTTAGAAGGATTCATAAAGTCAATAGTCCTAGGGTCGAACTCTCCAAATCGCTGAGTGCAGTCAGCAATCACAAAATCTCTATTAGCTGCCAGTCTGTATATCTCCTTCAACTTACGAGCCTCAGCAGGAGACTTGGCAAACTCTCTCAGCACGTTGCCGATGGTGATGTCATGCACCTCACCCAAGCAACTCACGTCCCAACCACGGAAATCCGTAAAATTGTTGTCTATGAAGAAATTGTTCGGGTTCACGTAGTCCGTCCAGCAATCCAACCTACCTCTTCGCCATCCATACTTTTTCTTATAGATAGCAGCACCGCTTATCAGGAACTCTTCCATTGTTCGTGCATCCAGTTCCATCTCTCGGTTCAGTTGTCGGTTACATTGCAGCACCACACTCATTGTCTCGCCATATCGTTTCTCATCCTTATCTCTTGCGTTGCACGTAGGTTCCTTGCTCTGGGAGCGGTACACACCCAGCACATTCTTCACCAACCTACGGATAAGGTTATTCTTCAATGGTTCGCTACCCTGCTCACGGATATAGTCTTCCTCCCTGATACGCTTAGTAAAGCCACACTTGCTTTTGAACTCAATGGTATCGCCCCACTGGTCTCCATAGCAGTATCGCTTGTTTCGTAATCTTCGCTTTCGGAAGTTATCCATGTTGTTGTAGTATCGTTGAGCCTCCAGCAAGATATGGAAGACATGCTCGTATGGCTTGTCAAATCGGTCCTTGGATGCCTTCACGCTATCCAATTCTTCCTTGTCAAGCACCCTGCTCAACGATAGCAGTTTTGTTTCTTCTTTCTTCTTTGCCATAATTTATGATGTTGTAGGTTCAACAATATGTGCCAGCTTCCGAGCCACCTCAAGCAATCCGCTTGCGGTATCGGTATCGCCAAGACTGATGCAAGTGAGATAGCCTGCCATATACACGATGGAATCCTTCAATGTTTCAGGCAAATCAATATTACCTTCACTAATAGAAGGCATACCCACATAAGTAAGCGATACGGTAGCCGTATTACTCTTGCTTGTGAAAAGTTCCAAGTACCGATTACCGCTATTATGAATGAGTGCAGCGATAGGTCGCTCAGGGTTTCCCCTTACTCCGAATCGGTTACACTGAATCTTGTAGGCATCATCCTCTTCTGTGATTATCTCAGCCGAGCGATTCCAGTCACTAGCCTTCACGTTAAGGAGTCTAATCATGTCGGAAGGCAGATAGACGGTTCCCACATAAGCACCATTTGATTCAGCCCAAGCAGTATTCAATCCATTGAAAGTCTTACCATCCAGCATACTGGCAGGAGCATCCTCCAATATGATTCTTGCTGCATCTACTATCTTACTCTGAATCAACTCACCTTGCGACAAGGTATCAGAATCGGTAGGAGTCAGCAAGCCCGAAGTCTCTTGGTTTCTGTCCAAGAGCACCTTTACTTCTTTCACCAGTTCAGATACAGCATACGTACTCATTATTCCAATCCTTCTAGTTCAACACCCTTCTCTTTGGCAATCGCCAAAATATCGTCCTTGGTCTTCATCTTGGAACGACTCACACCGAAGGTCTCTGCCAGATATTCCTTGGCATCCTCAACATCTGTCACAATGTGAGTCTTCTTCTCGTCAGCCACCTTCTTCTTTGCCTTGGCAGCAGCCTTCTTCTTGGCTTCCGCAGCTTCCTTCTTCTCGTCAATACTCTCCACCAAGAAGAACTTGTCGTTGAACCAATAATGAGACTCGATAGCCTTCTGTACCTTTGGGTCTCTTGTCATATAGATACTACTACCCATCGTCTTACCCTCAAAGACAATGCGCATTCTCTCGTTACCTACCATAACGCTGAATGCCAAATCCGAACCAGCTTGATATTTCTTAAACATGATTATACCTTATTATATATGTGTTATTAAAAAAGGGATGGGGCTAGTGCCCACACCCCTCACTATTTAATGAATAATTTGCAATTCAACTCTCTTTTAGGCAGCATACTTCACCTCAGAATCGTCTGCCTGAGAAACTTCCTCAGGAACCTTAGCAAGGCGCATACGAGCATGAGCCTTAGGATACTTCAAGTACAGACAAGCGACCTCCTGAATAACTACGGCATCGGTGTTACGGATGCCAGCCTTCTTCAAGTCGAGCACGTTACGTGTCCAAGACAAGTGTACTCGCTTAACCAAGAACTCTGGGTCAAGGGCAAAGCCGCAGTCACTCATATCGAAGAGGTCAAACAACTCAGAGTGAATCATCAGCACCTCACCGAAGTCAGTCTCCCAACTCTTGAACTTCAAGTTCCAAACCTCTACGGTGTCCTTCAAACGGAACTTATCAGACTTAATCTTACTGAACGCACTCACGAAGGCAGAACCAGCAATAATTACCTTGCGCTTGTTGCCGATACCAGTACCAACAAACAAGTCCTTGGAAATATCAACCAACTCCAAATCAGTAATCACTCGCTCATTCTTGTTGTAACCCTTCGCAACCTCGTCAGCAGTAGCAATATGACCTACCTCAATGTCCTTACCTGCCAACCACCAGATACCCTTTGTAAACCACTGGGCAGAGTTATTCTTAATTTCGTGCTTGATACAAGCCATATCACCGAAGAGATAAGTGCCTTCCATCGCAAGACGCATATCGTAGATACTATCCTCCTCAATGTCTGAAAAATTCCAATCAACTCGCTTATCAGCAATCTTATCGAAGGTACTCTGCTCCACCTGAATCATAAAGTTCTGGCAGTATTGAATATCAGCAGTAGGAAGATTATTGAAACGACCAGTCTGAACATCCAACTCACCGCAACTCTTAGCCATACGAAGAAGCTTCTGTCCCTTCTTCAAAGCAGGAATACCGATAGCCTGCTTATTTACCAACTTACCATTTACGGCATATACAATCGGATATCCTTCTGTATTCTTGCCACATACACAAAGTTCCAAATCAGGAGTAGGAGCATCAGTAATGGTTGCATAAGCTACACCCTTATAATTGGTAATCGCCTTCACACCAACCACTCGGATGGTATCGTCCAGCGTAAACATTGCAGGGTCTTCTACTTTCAACACCATAGATGTACCATTACTCTCCTCTGTTGCCTCCTTAACGGTAGTCTTGATAGGACGTGTACCGATACTCCAGTATTCAACTACAAACGAATCAGCAGGAATGGTTGTAGCATAACGTGAAATCTGATCAACAGGAGTAGCCATCGGTCGAATCTTGGTAATCTTGTCGTTGATGTCGTTCAGATAATACTCCGTGCCATTCTCGTTAAAGTGCTCACGACCCTTTGTCTCTGTCTTGATACCATCATCCTGACGAGCCGCACCGCCATTGCCAGCTTCACCAGCAGCAGGAGCACCACCAGCTTCCGCAGCGTGACCACTCTCGGTACTACCGCCATCAGGCAGAGCCGCCTCAGCCATGATAACCTGACCATTCACTCCAAAAATAACTGCCATAACCATCATAAAGATAGAAAGCAGCCGATTAAATGTACTTTTCTTCATTGTTATCCTAAATATTAATTAAACATTATATATTATATTTTTACCTTATCGAATGCGTGTTCTCTTCTCATTACCACGCTCCCAGATATTTCCCCTACGTGATGCCCTACCAAGCGCACCAAGGTTTGGCTGGTTATCCGTCTGCTTGGTCTCTGCATTGGCTGAATCAAGGTCAGCAGTACCATCGCCCTTCTTTCTCAGTTCAAGGTTCTTGACGTGCTTGCTGTTCTTGCCACGAACCTCACCTTCATGAGCTGCATCAGCCACATCAGTATCATGGTTCTTTGCCTTGATGAAAGCAGTAATCATTTCCTCTGTAAACTTGCCAGTCACCACATTACGCATAGTCTGAAAGCACTGGTCGATGGCATCGTTCACAGCTTCCTCGCCATACTTCTCTTCCAACTTGTCGAACACCTCATAGCTGGAAGGCATGTTCTTGTCATACTCCTCCTGCAATTTCTTGCCGTTGGCAGCATTCTGCAAGAACTCCGACTGAGCCGATGCAATCTCATCCGCATTATCAGGGTCTGAATAGTAGTCAATGGCATCCTCGCCATGTGTACGAATCAACTCAGCGTAAGGACTCTTGCCAGCCTTCATAGCTTGAAGGAAGGTAGCCGCCTCAGGGTCACTACCCAGCCAATCGCCCATCGCCTTTTCGTTATCCTTATACCCCTGCAAAGCCTTCTGGTCGGCATCATAATCATCGTTGATGGCTCCATACATAGCTTCATCATCCGCATACTCTGTATCAGGGTGGCGGGTCTTCAAACGCTCCAAAGCCAAGTCTCTCTTAGTCTTGGTATCTTGCTGTTTTGCAGCACCAGCATTCTGCTCAATATTTGTATTTTCGTCCATATATATATGTGTATATTTATAAATCAATGTCCAAAATTAATGCTTTTTTCCGATTTTCATCTTTTATCCGTTAATTTAATCTAATCGGATGCGACTAATTCAATACTTTTTTGTATATTTGCAGTGTCAGATATGAAATATAAGGATTCACGATGCTATTTTATAGAGGAACGTGATGCTGATTTATTGAGGGCTTACAAAGAAATTATTAATGTAAGAGACAATATCAGACTCTCAGAGATTGAGGAAAAGCTAGCCCAATCTCCGAGCAGAAGATTTTGGGTTTCAGAAGACCGTGCTTATATAGTCATATTAGACTTACTGAAAGGAAAACCTCTTGATAACATGATTCCTACCCGAAAGGAAATGTATCAGGAGATTTTCAGACGATTCCAGATTCATAAGAGTAATGAGCCATATCTCAGTAATATGGATATTATCAAACGTGTATGTGCTGAAAAAGCACCCAGTTTCTATTTGACTCCTCAAAGCATACACGTAATTCTTAGCAGGGTGAGAAAGGAGGAGAAGCAAAGATGCTACGAGAGACGAAAGAGAAGATTGCGCTTTATGCTGGGTACATTATAATAATGTGTATCACTTTTCTAGGATATGATGGCATGGGTCTCTTTGACGATTGTTCTATTCAGAACCGACTAAGCTACCCTTTCTTTCATCAGAACATCTTTCATGCAGCCATCAACCTTTATGTTTTCCATCAATGCTACCGAGCCATCCCTTGCGGCATCGGTCACTTGGTGGCATTCTATCTCATAGCCATCAGCTATCCCTTCACCTCATCCGTGCCAATCATCGGTCTTAGCGGCTTTATCTATGCTTACATGGGCTTTATCGCCCCATACGTGGAGAATAAGGTAAGATACAATCTCACCATTCTCCTATATATCTGTGTTGGAATCTTCTTCCCTTGCATGGCAGTTGGAGTCCACATCTATTGCTATGTACTTGGTCTGTTGTGGGGTTATTTAAATGCACCGCTATGCCAAGACAAGTAACCGCCAAACTGACTGATGCACTCGACAAACACGTATTGGGCATCCTGAAAGAGAACGAGAAACGCATCAAGGAAATCAACACACCCTTCAATCCCATCAAGGGTGAAGGTTGTGGAGATAAGCGATTCCTGCTCTTCCTTCCTGATTTCCCGATTCAGAGACAGCAGCTTCCAGTTTCGATGAAGAAGATTCCGCTCGTCAAGATGCTCATCGAGTTTGGTAGTTGCAAGGCTGTAATCGAGGAACTGCATAAGGATATAGACGAACCATACGACCTAGAAGAAGAGATTGAGCAACTGGTGGAGCAGTTTACTCGCATCAGGATGAAACACGACCCTTTCTTCTTCTTTGCCACATTCATCTATATCAAGCCGAAAGGTGGAGGTCTCCCCTTCCGCTTTGTGCTCAGAAGACCTCAACGAAGATTGCTCAGGTGGCTGGAGGAGCGAAGAAAGAAGAATCGCCCTATCCGTCTCATTCTGCTGAAAGCCCGACAATGGGGAGGTTCTACGGTTATTCAGATGTACTTCCTCTGGCTGCAACTCATGTGGCAGAAGGGTCTCAACTCGCTCATCGTGGCTCAGGTTAAGGACACAGCAGAGACCATTCGAGGTATGTTCGAGGAAGCTCTGAAAAACTTCCCTACCAAGTTCCTCTACGAAATGGGAGAAGCATTCTCTGAGAACGAGCCGAAGTTTGTTGGAGTGGGAACATCAGGTAATGTGAAGAAGGTTCCTCAGCGATTCTGTAAGATTAAGGTTGGTTCCATGGAACGACCACTATCTGCCAATGGTGAAGACTACAACTTGGTTCACCTTTCCGAGGTGGGTTTGTGGAAAAAGACGGATGGAAAATCTCCTGAGGAGGTTGTACAGAACGCTACCAATGGTATCTTATACCGACCATACACGATGATTGCCTATGAATCCACCGCCAATGGTACTGGCAACTTCTTCCACAAGGAGTGGCTTGCAGCAGTCAAGGGAGAATCTCAGTTTGAGCCGTTCTTCGTTCCTTGGTACGAGATATACGATATGTATCATCTTGAATTTGAAAGCAAGAAACAGAAGGTAGAGTTTGCCAAATGGCTATACGAGAACCGCAATAATACCAACACAATGTCCGACCGAGAGGAGCCATGTACCTATCTTTGGAAGTTATGGACACTGGGTGCTCCACTCGAAGCCATCAACTGGTATATTGCCGAGCGCAGGAAGTTCACCGACCATGCCGATATGGCTGCTGGCTACCCTACCGATGATATTGAAGCATTCAAGCATTCAGGAGCCAAGGTCTTTGCCGAAGACAAGGTTGACAAGTTCCGCAAGGGATGCCGAGCACCTAAGTTTATCGGTGATGTTTATGGTGATGGCTACAAGGGCAAAAAGTGTATGCAGAATGTCCGATTCTGTGAAGACAAGCAGGGGCAGTTGTGGATATGGAGCAAGCCTGAGACCTTTGATGATTGCAAGGTGATAAACCGCTATCTGGTCGTAGTGGATATTGGTGGACGTAGCAAGAATGCCGACTGGTCTGTTATCTGTGTCTTCGACCGCTATTGGATGATGGAAGGTGGCAAGCCGTATGTGGTAGCCCAATGGTATGGGCATATTGATATGGACTTGCTGGCATGGAAGGCGGCTCAGATAGCCAAATACTACAACGATGCTCTGTTGGTGATTGAATCCAACACCTTGGAGACGAAAGACAAAGAGCACATCTTGGAAGGTGGTGACCAGTCTGAGTTCATCCTGAATCAAATCAAGGACGTATACGACAACCTCTATGCACGCAAACAGAGCGAATCAGATATTAAGAATAAGGTTCCAGTGAAGTACGGATTCCATACCAATGTAGCAACCAAGCCAATGGTTATCTCAGTACTGGTTCAGACAATCCGTGAACAACTCTATGTAGAGCGAGACGATAGATGCTTAGATGAATATCTCACCTACGAGAAGAACGGAACCGTATACGAGGCAGCAGACGGAAAGCACGATGATTTGCTCATGACAAGAGCCATCGGACTCCACATCTGTTTCAACGAAATGGAAATGCCAAAGATGATACAGATTCAGGCAAGAGTAATGAGAAGAAAGGTTTCTGTTTCGGCAGCAACCATCATATAGTTTCAAACAATTAATAATTAGGATTATGAAAGTAACAAAGATTTTCAAGCGCATCAAGTGCGAAATCATGTACCGCCAAGCTACGGCTAAGGCAGACTACGCATCAAAGAAGAACAATGGTGAAATCTTCTATGTCCTTCCTACGCAGAAGGGCAACCTGATGATTATGAACCGCCCTCTCTTCGAGGCATTTAAGAGAACCAAGTTGGTAGATAGCGACATGAAGGTCAGAGACCTCTTCAAGGATTGTGTCTATCATACCAACTGCAAGAGCAAGAAGGGCAAGCTAAGCCGCAAGCGCAAATTTCTCAGATGGAAGGGATTAATCTAAATTTTTTCTGCCCTAAATAAACGGATAAAAGATAGGTGGAGAAATTTCTTCCTATCTTTGTCTATTATTAATAATGTATACGTATATGGATATTTATAAGATTGTTAAAGGCAACAGCTTCGACCTTTTCATCAAGCTACAGAAAGCCTACATCAGCAAGAATAAGCAGATGTTGGAAGATATTGACGTAGCTGCCATCAGTAATCTAGAAGTACACCTTACTGATGCCTTTGGAGAGTGTGTAGCAAAAATGCCTTTTGTTCAGAGCGGAAAAAATAATAGTGAAGTAGAACCGAGTGATATATGTGTCAAGTTCCCACCATTTCTAGAGGAAGGGTTATATGGCATTACCATTCGAGGCAAGTATAACGGAAACGACATCTGTAGCATCGAGCACCGCCTTTTCCGTATCGTGGAGCGAAATGGCAAGTCTCATATTCCTCTCGGCATCGTAGAGGGTGAAATGGGAGGTATGTACAATGCGAAATACTGGATAGAACTGAACAATCAGAATGATACTGATGTGGACGATACAAATGTATATCTAGAATCTTCTCCTTCTGTTATAGCTTATGATGGAACAGAACACACCATCAAACTCTCATGGCAATTCAGAAAGAATGGTATTGATGCTATTCCCGACAATATTAAGATTATTGACGGAAGTAATGTCATTGAGCCTAAGACAACTGATACGTCAGTCAATGTTTCACGTTCACAAGTAGGTTCATACGCTTTTCATATCATAGTTACATTGAACGGAAAAATATATAAAGCAACTGCTTTTGTTACAATCGGTGCAAAGACTATGTATGGCGCATCATCTTTATCAGATGCAAACGAATTAGACCTATCTGTACTGAACGGAAGTAATACTTCTTTGGTCAATCAGACGATAACGGTTACTACAACAGATGAAAACGATGTGGTTTGGTTTATTTCAGACACTCCATTACAATTCATTCAGGGAAACATCGAAGCTGATTTCCACGAAACGATTATTGGTGCATTATATTATTATAATTCAGACCCACTTATTGCTGGTGACAATACTTATACAATAAAAGCAAAATAAATATGGTAAAATTAGGTAGTACGCTAGAATCTTCAAGAAAAGACAAAAGGCTAGCAAATTCAGATAATATATATGACAAGAGACTAAGCAAGATGCAGGAGGAAATCAACCAAGAGGTTTTTTCTCTATCTCCCGTTGACGAAGAAGACCTTACTAGGTCATTCGATGATAACGGACGTTCTGTAACAAAGTTTGCCGACCGCTCCTATTCACCTCAGAATTTCAGCGGCAAGGGCTACAAGATTCTACGTAAGAACATCAAGCCAGTCACTCTTGCCGTAACAAAAATAGTAGTATCATCTGTCCCAACATCAGATGGCTATCTGGCATTCATCATCAATGGTGTAGAAAGCCATGTAGATGTTGTTGCATCATCTGATACGACAACAGATAAAGTTGCAGAAAAGATAGCCGCAAAACTTTCAGCTACTATGACTGAGTATGAAGTTTCAAAAGATACTTCAACGATTACTCTTACTCGCAAGTTTGGTGGCAAAGTCTCCACGCCATCATCATTCAGCGCAGTCGGCACTGGTGCAGCATGTAGTGTCAAAGATAGTAGCAAGACTGAGCTTCGAAACATTCTTACTCAAGATATGATTAATCTGCCTAATACTATCTATGAGGTAAGATATGACTTTGACCTTAATGGAGAGACCATAGAAATGCAAGAGGGATGCACATTGAAGTTTGATGGAGGTATGTTGAAAAATGGAACAATTACTTTCAATGATACCAAGATTATTAATAATCTATTTACTCACATAGATTCTAGTCTATCTTATAACGTGAAATTTAAAAATGACAAATCAGAGATTTGTGTTGACGATTTTGGTGCAGACCCTAATTGTATAAATCTGTCAACAGAGGCTATCAATAAAGCTATCCAATATTGTTCCTATAATAAGATAACTAGACCAATCCGATTCTATGGTAAGTATCTTATTGATGATGCAATAATGCTTGAATCTAATATAACTCTTAGTGGTAATAATAGTGAATTATATTGGAATAAGTTGAAAGGGTCTAAGGTATTTGGTACAGACCTATTTAATAAAGACGGATATAAAAATATAACTATTAAAGGCTTTAAAGTAGATTGTGACAATGCTTGGAAATACATCTATGAAGACGGAAAGGATAAGAGCGTACCACGAGGGGTATTTGCTTTATCAAATATAGATGGATTAAAAATCTTAGATTGTAAGAGAACTTATCCATCTTCAATTCAGCCAGTTTGGTTATTCGATTGCTCAAATGTCATAATTGAAGGCTGTCAATTTATAAGAACTCTTACAATGGAACAAGCTCCAGGTGAATCAAATGGTATTTGGATTTCCAATGGTAACAAAGCAATCGAAAACATAGAAATTAGAAATTGCTACATAAAAGGTTATCGAGATGGTTGTATTGAGATGTATATGATGAGAGGAATAACGGACGATTGGAGTACAACAAATTTTTCTCCCGTAAAAAACGTAAATATACATGATAATCATTTGATTGGTGGAAGTTATGCAATAACTATGGGTATCGCTGGACTTAATAATGATGGAAGTTTAAAAAGTTATATTGAAAATACTATTGTTTCTAACAATATAATTGAAGACTCTAGTATTATTTACAGAATTAATTGTAAAGGAAGCCATATAGTAAAAAATAACACATTTATTTATAATACTTATAGTTCATCACCTATTTTTGCTATTAATTTCGACCATTACGAAGGAAGCAGATTAGGTACTGTATTGATTTCTGGAAATCATGGATATGGAGAATGTGTAAACGGGGCAATGAATATTGGCAAATGTAACAAATTAATTGTTTGTGACAATACTTTTAATAATAGATATTCGGCATCAAATTCAGCTGTTAAACTAAGAGGACCAGTAGCCTTTGGTGCTTATTTTACAAATAATTATTTTAAAGGAAATACTGTGTTCGATCTTATGAACTCCATAGCAAAAACACCGATTCAGTTAATTAATAATTATCTTGGAGGATATCAATGTATTTCTCTACAAGACACAGGAAATCCGTATATTCTTAAACTATTCAACAATTATATAAATTGTGAATTAGTTGTTACGAAAAGCAGTAGTACTAGCGTAGATACATCTAGTGTGTTCTCCAACAACTTGATTGGTGTTGGTTCTGAAACTACTTGGAATACTCATATGTTCTCTATTAAAGGAGCAGGAGTAAATCAAGTTATCACGAAATCAGGTTCTTCTTATATGACAAACGGGAACAAACCTGATAAAATTCATGAAGGCTATGGTTTTGTAATAGCTAATCAAAACGGATATGGAGGTTTTGTCTTAGGTACTTCTCAAAATTTGCCTATGATAATCAACAAAGGTGCAGCTCTTACTTTGCGTGGTACAAATCTTCCATCTGAAGGCTTAGGTACAAAAGTAAGAATGCTTGGCAATATTGAAAGTGCTCCAACAGATGTCCTAAAGGAAGAGAATAAGGGATATATTTACTACGATACTAACAAAAAGTGCACCATTGAATGGGATGGAAACAAATGGGTTCCAGTGGATAATAAAACAGGTACAACGGAAGAACGTCCAACATTCAATACAACTGAAGCACCAATATATAAGGGAATGCAGTATTATGACAGAACTTTGAATAGACCTATTTGGTGGAATGGTTCTTCTTGGGTTGACAAAGATGGAAATCCTGCTGATGCAAAGAAACAAGGTACAACCGAACAAAGACCATCAAGTGTACAGATAGGTTATATTTACAAAGATACAACTTTGAATAAACTTATCATTTGGAATGGTACTGCTTGGGTAAACTTGGATGGTACAGAATTAGCAAATCCACCTTCAAATGAGCAGGGTGCAGAGAATCCTTCGTAAGCAATCAGTAGATGAGCCAAGTAGATAATATAAAGAAGAAGGGTGAGTCGAAAGATTCACCCTTTTCTTATGCACCAAGTAGAAGTAACACTAATCATACACCTTGAAGAACTTCTCGCACAGACTCCCCATCATATAACATGGTTCCTCGCTCAGCATATCTATTCCATCCTGCTCACAGATATGCGCTACAACATGAAGAAGCTCATGACCTATTGTATTGATGATGCTGTCATCAGATTCACATTTACCGATGGCAAGAACACTTCTTCTTTCAGCAAGGTTGGAATAGGTAAGACCTCTGTCTGAACTATACTTGGTTAGATGTTCGTAGGCTTCCGATAACGGATTTCCGTTGCAGCCAATATCAGAAAGAGCATGGCATATCTCATCGGCATCAGATGGCTGATAACCTATGAAACATACTATGCTCCAATCGTACTTCGGAAGTTGTATTAACCTTTCAATCATAACACATCTTCCCAAGGGATAGGCACACCATTATGGCAGCAGTCGGCATAGAATCGGTTGAAAATGAAGCCATCCTTCTGGTCGGCATCATCCACCATATCCTTGATAAACTGGGCTAGCTGCTCCTCATCCTTGATGGAAGACTTGTAGAAGTCTGCAATCGCCATATTCGCCACATATACATGGTCGTAGCCTATCTTATTCTTCACCTCTATTCCCTGACCAAGCAGCAAGGAATCCACCTTTTCCTTATCCCAAAACGAGACACTTACATCACGTTTGGAGGAAGGGTCATACTTATACATCAGGCTCACCGCCCACTCGCACATCTTCTTGCTGAAATGATAGCCATTGTATCTGAGATAAGAAACCATTCCCTCAGGTTTGAGGTCATACATATCCAATGGCATTCTGCATTTTCCCATATTGCTGAATATTAAAGGGAGTCTGGTTCCGACATGAATGTCGCTACCAAAACTCCCAAGTTAAACACTAGCGACCGCCACCATTGTAGCCGCCACCACCTCTTTCACCATAGCGGTTCGGGTAGTTCCAATCATCGTTCACGTTGTTGAATCTACGTCTGTTCTCACGCTCTTCACGTTCCTCACGCTCTCTTCTCCAATCGTCACGATAATCAGGCATACGCTCACCCATACGCTCCTGCTTCATCTTTTTCAGACAAGACATAGCCTTGCTGCCAAAACCAAGCATAGACTCGATGTTGTCATACAAATCATCGAACTTATCTTCTGTAATCTCAATCATTACCATAATCTTATGATTTTAAGTGAATAGATAGGAGATTACTTGCTCATGGTCTGCTGGAGCCATCCCATCATCTTGTCAATCTTGCCCTCAATGCCAGAAACTTTACCTTCCAGTTTATTGATTTTCTCGGTCTGTTCCTTATCCTTGGCTATCTGGGGGTTGAGTTGCTGTAGCATTCCCTCACAAGATTCTACTACCCTCTTGTTGTAATCTACGCTCTCCAGTATCGCCTTGGATTGTCTCAGCATGGCATCCACCTCTGCACTCATGGCATCCTTATTGTCGCTAACCACAAGGTTCTTGTCGTTGGCTATCTGTCCGTTTGCTGGCAGTTGCTTGAAATCCACTTCCTCATCACCCAACTTCACCTTCACGTCCACTACGGTCTCCATAGGCTGAGGAGTAAAGCCGTTGTTAAAGGTAGGGTATTTCGTCTGAGGATTGCTTACTGAAACCACCTGACCGATTCGCAAGTTCGGGTTCTCGCCCTTGTCTAGGACATAGAATAAAGAATTTGTTCTTAAACCTTGAAACATAATGTAATCTCCTATTATCTATTCTTGTTAAACAATACCCGACATCATCTGTAGGGTGTTAGTATCTCTCTCAAACCAAAACTGATAAACACCAGTTCCCTGCACGTCTGCAACCGTCAATGGTGCGCCATTATACTTGGTCACAGCCTGAGTACTTCCGTTGGTCTCGAAAAGGATAGGCAGCGTGCCAGTCGTTCCAGTCGGAATAGCCTGCATCAGGTTCACGAAAATCGTTCCTCTATAGCTGGCATTCAGGAAGGCGTGGTTTTTGAACGAGAAAACAACATTGTTGGTGTTCACCGCCACGCCCGTTGAAGCGATAGCTGCCGAACCATTACGATTCACCCATGTAAATGGTCTTAACCAAAACATAGCAGCCTCCTTTCCTTATTAACCCCAGAATCCTGCATTGTTTGCAGCATTCAGTCCATACAAACCAGCCTGATAAGCAACGCAGTTAGGAACCGCAGTAAATGGGCTATAAGGAGTAGTCACGGTCTCAGGCAACTTGCACTTGATACCAGCCACCTCGTTCTGCAAGCCAGCCAACACCTGATTGATAGGAGCCACCGCCTGACCAACAATCTGAGAGGTCATTGCAGAAGACTTGAAGGTGCTGTTCTCCTCACGCAGAGCATCAATCTTGTTCTGCATTTCTCTCATCTCAGCCTGCTTCTGACCGTCAACGATGGTCTGAGTGCTATCCTTGATAGCGTTGTGCAAGTCGCAAGTCTGTCTCTGAGTCTCGTAAGCCACATTGGAGAAGCCACGCTCCTGACCATTAGCTACATTGTTGATGGCATTCTGCAAAGTACCAGTCTGCTGGCAGATAGCCAAGCGGTTCTCGCAGCAGCAGTTTGCAATCTGCTGAGCAATCTGCATATTACCCTGCTGCAAAGCATTGATGGTCTGCATACCGCTCATACCAACCTGATTACCTACGCTCTGTACCTGAGAGGTCAATGCAGAAATGGCACTCTGAATCTGTCCTTCGGTACAGTTCAACTGAGTGGCAAGATTGCTGAGTGCATTACGATTACCACCGATAGCATCCATCAGGAGACCACGACCATAGTCATTGTTAATCTCGTTGGCGAGACCACCACGACCATTATTGCCGAAACCTCCCCAGCCATTACCTCCCCAGCCCATGAGGAAGAAAAGGAAGATTACCCACATGAACCATCCACCTTCGCCACCGAAACTATTGTTTCCCTTCATGGCAAGGAGGACATTAGGGTCAACACCCTGCTTCTGGAGCAGAGGTGCAAGAAGACCGAGCATCCCATTGTTAGATGTTGAGCCTTCGTTTCCGAATACATACGTTTTACTTTCCATATTATCCTGAAATCTTTTTTTGTTAAACACTAAATTATGATTCTCACTTTGTAACGTTACGAGCACAAAGATACGAATAATATGGATATAGATAGATAAACTCGCAAAAGATTATATAAGTGTGTGATTAGCAAAGATTTATGGTTACGGAAAAGGTCGTAAATATACAGGAGGGGCGATTGGGTCTCTCCTATATATAATTAATGTGTAGCTATTACTAAATATGGATGCCGTACTTTCGTGATAGCTTGTGGAAGAATGCCTTCTTGTTGGCAAAGTATCTGATTAACGACTTATTCCACTTCTTTTCATGTCCGAACTGGTCGTGGATGCCTTCGGGTATCTTGCCATCGTGAACATACTTTTCAAAGGATGAGATAGACTTGCCCATTTCGTGGGCACACCATCCCTTGTTGGCTTGCGTATCATTCATCATGGCAGTAAGGAGAGCCACAAGTTCCATATCTCCTTCCGACAGACCGCAAGGGATAGGCTTGCCCTCTGCTTGGGCAACTGCTGATTCATGTGCCTTATCTGCGAGAGCACGAAGTCCAGCTTCGATGATGCTGTAATTTACTAATTGCGACATAAGCATATATAATTAAAATGATTGTAATCAGGAACATATCACAATAGTACATCTGATTCGTGATAACGATGGAATCATACATGACGTGAATCACATTGACTCCTGCAATATAGAGAATCGGAATGCGCCACTCTACACACAATCGGTGCAACACCTGACCCTTCCAAAGAGAAATCGGGTAAAGAATGTAAGTGATGAAGTAGAAGAACCAGATAGGTTCCTCATTCTCTTCGTACCATAGTGTTATCTCCATTTTGTTGTCATAGAACTGAGATATACCATACCATCTGAAAAGCATGACCAATATAGGCGCATACTTGAAATAGAGTAAATCTGTTTTGATTTTACTGCGTTCAGGGAGAAGTTTTGTAATCTCTCCAATTAACTTCTTGACTCGTAGGTCTTCGTCTTCTTCTTGTCTCATAAGCCATTGTTTTTTTTAAGTTTATATGTTTGAGATTCTTTTGCTGATTTAATCAAAAATTCTTAGAGGTAGCAAATATAATAAGAAACTAGTAAACGGCTACATTTATGCACAACTTTAATAGTTAAACTTTATAAATACTTACAGATTGATAGATTTATACAAGAAATAGAGGAAAAAAGTTTCAGATTGAAAGCAATTATCCCCCGAAAGCCTAGCACTTTCAGGGGATAGTCATATATGTATTACTTCTTAGTCTTCGCCTTCTGGTTAGCCACAACTACCTTGTTAGCCTTCTCCAGCACGGCAAGAATCTTCTTTCTCAGTTCACGAATCTGCTTCATGTCCTCAGCGTTGTAGGCATTCTTGCCATCATCCAAGAAACCTTTCTTCAACTCGGAAATCTCCTGCTTATCAAGGGAAATCTCGTCAATGGCATCAATGGCAGCCTTGTTGGTGTTGTAGTAGCCATCGCTCTGACTAGGAGCCGTATCAACCAAGAGGTCGTAGGCAGACTTGAATCCGTTCAACTTAGTGTAGAGTTGTTCCAACTTCAAGTCCTCGAAATCATCCTTCGGAGTAGCGTGAGCCTTGTATATATCCTCGGCATTCAACTTGTGAGGTCTATACTCCTCCCCACTCTCCTCAGCACGTTCCTTCTTCTTGTCTTCCTCATACTTCTTCACCTTCACATCATCCTGCTTATACTGCTTATACTCCTCTGAGCCGTAGAACCGTTCCAGCATAGAGTAATCGCCATCCACCTTAGCTTGTTTCTTCAACTTGCTCAGGGTATTGGCTGCACGGTCGTGGTTCTCCTTCATATCCCAGAACTCATCACCTTGTTTCTTAGTAACTGGTCTATCATCAGGATTGCTGACGAACTTACTGAATAATGGAATATCAGCCACCTTGATTTCCTTCGGGTCGTTGAGTGACTTGGTAAGTACACCGAGCACCTGACTGCCCATGGTGTAAGCACCACCGAGATAAGAAGACAATACATGGTCAACCACGGCAGGGTTATTCAGGTTGTATCTTGGGTCACCGAAAGCATCAATGCTGTTCTGCTGCACATCAGGATAGTCGTTTCCGATTGAGTTAACCATCTTGGATGCACGTACCAGCCAATCAGGAGTGCCCACGTATGCCTTTGTAAAGTTCGGGTCATACTTGTTATACTCTGTCTCCTTGAATAACGGCTTGCCAGTGAAGTCAACATTGAAAGCCAACTCAAAGACTGGGCGAATAGCATTCGGCATCAGACTGACCGCAATATTGCCATCATATCCAGTAGGGTCGAGCGGAAGCATATCCACCACCTGACCGAGCAAGTCTTCTGCATACTGACTCCAACTCTCCTCAGCCAACTCGCCACCCATAATCTTGGATGCAATCATATCTCCTACTCCATAGAAGGCACGGAACTCCTGAGCAAGCGGAATCTTCACATACTCATGAGTGAAAGGAACCCACATAATCAGGTTGTTTCGTCTATCCCACTTGGTGAACTGCCAGTACTTATCCTTATCATCATCACCGCCCAACAGACTCATCAGGGCAGCGTTAACGATAGGAACCAGCACGCCACTCGTCAACCACGATGCAGTAACAGCCGTGAACTTGAAAGGATGATGCTTGGCAAGCGCACCCAATGTCTGCAAACTCTGTACTGCTGGGTTGATGAAGAGATAAAGGTTTCTAATCATCTGCCAGCCATATTCGCCAGTACCCTTGCGGTTGAAGTTCAGGGTCACGTCCTTGGCATCATTCACAGCCTCATCAATAGAACGTCCATACTGAATAGAGGTCATGTAAACCGCAAATCGGTTACTATCCTCAATCATTCTGTTCAGAAACTCGATACTATCCATGATTGTGTGCCCTACCTTAACTGGGTTCGCCTTCCATCTATCCAAATCCTTCAAGTCATTCTTGAATTTCTTCTTCAAGTCTTCCACATCAAGCGAAGAGACAAAGCCAGTCTCGCCACCATTCATCATGAAGTCATAGAACATCTGTTCCTTAGGAGTAGCGTTTCCGTTGCTTACCTTCTCTCTCAACTTGCCGTTCTGATAGTCTCTCAGCATGAAACCGAGATTCCAAGAGGTTGCGAGATTCTTTCTGAGCAGATAGTTGTACTTTGCATCCTCACGAATAGCGGTAGATGCAAGGGTCATGGTCAGGTCTCGGAAGTAGTTGGAAGGGATGAAGAGAGGTGAAAGACTGGTGTAGGCAGCAGCCATCTTTCTTCCCAACCAAGCAGCAGCCCTATCCAGTTTGCCGCTCTGAATCTCTCTTACTCGGTGTGCTCTAGTGTTGTTCATCGCCTGAGCCAACTGAGGGTCACCGTTCACATAGATAACGTACTCCTCGCCATCCTTCATCACTCGCACCTCATGTTCTCTCTCCTCGCTGTGAGTCTGAGGATAGGCTATGTTCAGTCCGTCTCTCTTCTGTGTAGCATCGCCAGTCTGAGCCATCTGCTCCATCTTCTTCTCAAAAGCATCAATAGCAGCCTTCACCTGATTACTATTCATCTGAGAAGTAATCTGAGGTGTAGCAGGAATCCACTCCTCGTTGCCGTTGGCATCCGTACTCTTCACGTACCAAGCCTTGCTCAGGGTCAGCAAAGAAGTTGGATGATTCTGAGCCAAGAGCATCAGGTGCTGCTTCACCCAGTTCTTGTTGTTCAGCAGGATTCCGCTCTCTGCCATGTTCTCGATGTATGCGATAGGGTCATCAGAGATAGATGTTCGTCCGTGTGCCGTTTTCAAGGTCTGATTGAACGCACCCTTGCCACCACCAATATAGTCCCATACTTGGTCGGCAGTAGTGCCATCCCATCCACGGAGAGGTATATAATGGCTGTACATATCTCGCACATACAGATAAGTATCTTTGCTCATCATGCCAGCCTTATAGCCATCACGGAGAATCTTCTTGGTAGCCGAATTCGTTGCATCCCAGAGGTCGTGAGTCTCATCTACATACTTACTCTCAATATCCTTTACCAGTTTGTGGGCAGCTTCCTCAAAGTCTGTGCCGTCAAAGAGAGCAGACAAACCTGAATAATCGTAGGCAATACCATTCTTGTCGTAGCGATAGTCCATATATGATGGAGAATATTTCACCCTGAGTGCATTGTCTCTCTGTCTCCAAGTAGTGAAGTCTACTCTGCCAAACTCTAGGTCGCTATCATTAATGATACGGTTCATATCGCCCTTGTAAGCCTTGTATGCCGCACTTCTCTGAACCACGTCCTCATAGTCAGCTTCCAGAGACTTCTTGAAAGCCATCTGAGCATCACGCTCCAAGCCATGCTTAGCCATCATGTAGATACGAACATTATCATAGCTATCGCCCAGTACCTTCTTCATCTGATGATAAGCCTTTCTCAATGGCTGCAAGAACTCATTGTTGTACTCCTCAAACTCGTTCTTTCCCTTGCCATGACTGCGGTTCTCGGCAGTATAGGCATCCTCAGCCATGTTCAGGCGGTCAACACCCACTTCCTTCATGATAGCTTCCTGAGCCTTGCGGATAGCCAGCATACTATCTTGGAAGGCGATACGTTTCAGAACAGAACCACGCTGCAACTCTCGGTTGAACTCTCCAAGGGCAGTATCATCACTCAGAAGATGCTGCTCGTAGGTTGGAGCAGTCTTCCACAGAGCCATCTGTTTGCGATACTCGTCCACTCTCCTCAGGAAGTCAACAGCACTCTCGCCAGCGTTGCGTTGTGGTATGGTTGGTCGCTGGGCATCCTTAGGCAGATTATTATCCTTCTTCCACTGGTTCAGGTCATGCACAAACTTGTCGTAGCGCAAGGAGAACTTGGTATTGCCATCATCATGAGTAGTTGGGCGCAAGGTGTTCTGCAAGAGAGGAGCAATCACATGTTCCGTCAACTGGGTAGGGATTCCGTTACCGATGATGATATGGCTCAGATTCTCAGAGAATGGCATCTTGTAATCATCGCTCACTCCTGATACTCTTGCGAGCACTCTGCCCATGGCACGATATACCTTGCCATCAGGCATCACAATCACATCACCGCTCTTGGTTCTGAGTGTTGGCAGCAGTTCATCAGCAAAGGCATGAGGAACCTTTCCGTCAGCATAGGCACTACCCATCACATATAATGGCTTGTCAATGTTTCTCCAGTCAATGCCATCAGCCTTCAAGCGAATATCCATCCAAGGAGCCACACCATTCTTCTTCTCGGTCAGGGTCGGGATAATATCAGCCACAGCTTCATACCATCCGCTCTTGCGTGCCATCTTCTTTGGCTTTTCAGGGAGTTTGCCATCACGAACCGCACGGACAATCAATCTCTCTCGGTTGGTGTAGCCGCCATAGTCAGCAGCATTATACACATCAGCATCCCAAGTGTAGCCGTTGGCATCCAGCGCATCGGTAATAGTCTTCATGGCATCCGAATCCTTATATCCCTTCACGTTCTCAATGGTCACCACCTTTGGCTTGATAGCATTGATGAACTCGGCAGTACTAGCAGCAGTCTCCTTGTCAAGTTCCACCTCAGCATGGTTACTCTTCGCCTGAGAGTAGTTCTTGCAGACTGGGCTGGCATGGAAGTACTCTACCTCGCCATCAATCTGCTTAACCAACTCTCTTGGGTCAACATCACGAACATCAGCAGTAACGATATGCTGTCCGAAGTTGTTGCGATATACACCGCTTATCTTCTCGTCATACTCCACTGCCACCACTGGGTCGATGATACCCTTCAAGCCTTCCTCAACAAGACCGCCACCGCTAAAGTATGTTCCAGCCTTAATGAGTGAGCCATCCTTCAGGGAGAACTTAGGTTCCTCGCCAGCAATCTCAGCCTTGCGGTTCTCGCCTAGAGCCTGAGCAATATGTATCATCTTCCTGTTAGCCATCTGCCAGCCGCTAGGCATATCCTCAATGGCAGTCTTGATAGCATCATCCACCTCATCAGGAGTATTCAGACTCTTCAAGTCCTCAGCTATATCAGCCGCACCACGCTCACCAGCAAGAGAGAAACGAATGTCATTCTTGCGAGAATTGAAACGCTTTGAAGGAGGTATCACGTTGCCCTTATTATCATAAGTAATGAGGTCATTCAGCTTACGATTATTCTTGGCATTCTTATATCGGTATTCCTTGCCATCATCAAAGCCGAACTCATTAGTATCATTGCCATCCCACCATAATTGATTTGCAGGAACTTCATCTTCAATGATACGATATTTTCCATCCAACCTGTTATCACCGTGCATTTCAGCATACTTCTTTGAAGGAGTAACCCAGTCACCATTACGCAACTTGCCTTCCTTTACAGAAGTAGGAACGGCACGATAAACCTTAACCTTAACATCTTTCTCGCCATTCTTAATGGCATCAAGTGCATTCTTTATAACATGAGCAGACTCCAATCCATAAGCAGTATTGTTCATATACGCTCTTGGATTGTCGAAATAATCATCAGGCTGCAAGCTATAGCCTAGAGCAATATCCTCCAAGTTTACATCAGGAGAGTTTTCTATATCTGCTCTTCTTTCCTCATCAGACTCATAAAGAGGATTTGAAGGAGCAGCCCACGCTCCCTGACCTTGGTAATCGCTATCGGCATCATCATAACCCTTGCGTCTAGCTGATTCATCAAGCATTTCCCTTGCTGTCGATTCATCATTATTACCAATAGCATCCATGTAACGCTTATCAAGTTCATCCGTTGGAATCAGGGAGAGTTCTTCCAGATGTTTCTGTCTCTTCTCTTCCTCTTCCTGCGCTCTTTTTCTTGCAGCTTCCATAGCATTGCGCTCTGCTTCAACCTGCTTCCTTTTTTCCTCAATCATTGCATCGAGGTCACCAAAGTTCTCTTTCAAGGCTTTATTTACTGGCACGGTATACTTCATAAGTTCCTTAAATGAGGAAATCTTGTCTTCATTTGCCTGCAACAAATATCGTTTGATGTTTGCTCTGGCACGTGCTGCCTCAGCAGTAGAACCTTTCTCTACAGCATTCGCATACATAGCAACATCATCCTCATTTACCCCAAATTTTTCTGCAACACTCTTAATCTTCTCATCCTTCAAAGAGAAACGAGGTTCCGCTACTGCCTTAATCTGTTTATCTAAGTCTTTGTACTTATTAAACAGACTATCCAACTCATCCTGATACTTCTCGAAAGATTTGCTTCTCAAATTATCCCAAACATCATAAGGAATATCGTTTTCAGAAGACAAACCATGCTCGTCCATATACTCCTTCATCAGTTGCTTGTTGTATTCAACACGCTCTTCGCTCTTTGATTTGTAGACATCCTCGACTTCATTCCGTTCCTTTCTCAATCCGGCAGTCTTCTCTCTGTTAGCCTCACGTTGCTTGAAAGCCTTATATCTATCCTTATAAGTAATAGACGATGGTTCGTCTTGCTTGTATTCATGATACTCAGCACCACTTTCGTTGTCGGCATTTTTGTTTGCCACCACATCAGGAGCATTGAACTCGTTAGGAACATCACCCTTCACCTCATTCACTTGGTCAGCAAAAGGTCGGTCGAGGTCAAAGAGTTTGTAGTTACCCCAAGCATCCTTATACACATCATCCAATTCATTATGAACCGCCTTGTTATAGAATCGTCTCCATCGGTCTGCCAATACTTTCTTCTCGTAATACTCAGGAGAGTTTGAAGGATTGCTCATATCCACCAGAGCATACTGAGAAGACTTGTTTGGACGAAGTTTGGAAGCATATTCATAAGCATCCTCAGCCGCTTTTCTCTGCTGCTCATTCTTGATTGAGAACTTCAAAGAAGGATGATTCAGGAACTCCTCGAAAGTTTTTGGAGCCTCAACATCAACTTTTTCGCCATTTTCCTTGGCAGTTTCAGAAGAATTGTCTATCTTTGCAGCAGAGCTGAGCGGAGGAGTGGAAAGGCTTTCCACCTTATCATCTTTAGGAGTTAACATAATGAGTTCGCCGCCATTTCGTTCAGCTTGTCTTTTTATTCTCCCAAGATTTCTTTCATCAAGTGTATACCAACCAACAACTTCAACATTATCCTTGTTGTCGTTTACTTCCAACACGGTGATAGGACTTTTATCATCCAACTTGATTGCAACCCAATGGTTAGGTTTCTTTGTTGGCTGTGTATGCCCTACTAAATCTGTATTGTATAAAGCATCATTCAATACCTTTTTGCTTTCAGCAGGAGTAAACTTGTGAGCATTCCAATTCTTCTCAAAAATATTCTTCTTGATAACAACAGGCTTTCCGTTTGCTCCTATAGCAGCATCCACATTCTTTGGTATAGCAGGAAGCTCTACATTACGAAAGGCACTAGTGAAGTCTTCATCCGTCAATTCATCAACGGACTTAATCTTATCCAGCTTTAAAGTACCATCCTGATTCAGAGGATTCCCCTGATTATCCTTCAACGAGAACTTGGTAGAACTCATGCCATCAATGAGGTTATCAACCATACCATAGCTATCATCCACCGCCTTCTTCAAAGCAGCAGGAATCTCGGCAGGAACATCTTCCTTTCTTCTCATTCGTCTTACTACATAGTCAATAGCTTGGGCAGCATCAGAAGTGAAGATACCAGTCTTGTAGTTGTATGAACGTACATGGTTTAAGCCGTAGCCTACATCATGTGTCTCATGTGGGAGATTCTGTAATTCGGTCAGCACCTCTACCGCCTTGGCATTGTCGGCAATATCCTTCATGTTGCCAATGGCAGCACTAACAATCTGGTCAACCTCTTCATCAAGCAAGCCCTGCTTGGTAGCCGAAGACTTCACCTCATTGTCCGAGATATTAGGATAGACTTCTGTAGGATGAGCCACACGACCATCAGGCAAAGTGATATAGTATCTTAGTGGACGATTGGTTATATCGCTCATAACATAGCTATCGGCAGTTGGCTCATATACTCTCTTCTCCTTACCGCCAGCAGTCTCTTCGATGTGATAAGGAACACCATTCACCTTATAGGCATCCTTCAATGTAGAAAGGACTTCCTTCTTCTCTTCATCGCTGAGTTTCTTGCCAGCTTCAAAGCGGACTGGTTTTGACTTCAACGAGAACTTGGTATGACTAGTAATCTGGGCATTGTTCTCATCAAAGATTACATAGTTCATCTTTCCTTCCTTGTTGCCGCCAGTATTACGCTGGGCGATAACCTTCACACCAACAAAGCCAGCCTTGGAGAGAAATTCGCTTGCAGCCTTGTCGCTACCTAGAGCATTCGTCAAATCTCGATAAAGTTCCTTGCCAGTAGTCAAAGATGGTTCAAGCCAAACCTCATTTTCGTTACCATCAATCTTGTAAGTATCATACTGCCCAACCTTCTTGTATTCCCAGCCATCAGCCTTGAATACCTTTGGCAGACGCATAATCTTGGCAGCACCTAAAGGTTCATCCCAACCGATGTAGTTGCGACCAGTATCATCAGGAATATCAACAGAGTAGAGATTCCGCTCTGGATAACGGATTTCAAAATCATCAGGATTGAGTTCATTCAATCTATCTATTTCCTTCTGCAATCTAGGACGAAGAGTAGAATAACCAGTAGCGTTCATTTTCTTCTCACGCTCTTCTATTAATCTAGCTATTGCTTCCTTAGCTGATACATCATCAACATCCATTCTATTGAACACACCTATTACGATACCAGTAGGATTCGTAAGTTTTTCACCTTTATAATAAGCCTGCGGTCTGATATGCTTGTTGGCATTCTGCTTAGCATAAGCCTTGGCGATACCTTCCACCTCGCTCACATAGGTTCCCCAGCCATAAGCCTGAGCACCCTCACCACTACCCATGAAGGAGTGGTCGAACTTATCAAACGATGCTTGGGAGCCATGATAGGTCTTGATAGAGAACTTGGTATGCTCTGTTATCTTCATATCCTCAGGCTTAAAGATAACATAGTTGGTATCATTTTCCTCAGCGCCACCCATTATGGTGCCAGCAGGGTACTTGATACCTGTATATCCGAGCGAAGAAAGAATTTTGCTTGCCAGTTTATCACCAACAGCAACAGACAACGCATTATAAGCATCGCCATTACTTTTTCTACGTTCCAACTCAAATAGAGCATCATCAATAAGAGACTTCTCAAACGATTCATCTGTTCCGTTCTCCTCATAGAATTTCCGTTCAGCCTCTTTGTACTCAGGCATTTTCTTCAACTCAGAAGGGAGACCATTTGCCAACACACTCTTAATCTGTTCTTTAAACTCAGGGGTAGCATCTTCGTAGAACTCAATATAGTTGCTGCCATTATCCTCAGGTATATCAACCTCATAGAGATTACGAGACTTGTGCGCAAAATCATATCTGCTCACTTTGTCAAGTTTAGGGAGAACACTCTCCAGTACCTTGATACGTTCTCCAGCATGTTTTGCCATAAAACCACCCTTCTGTTCCAAGGTACGCAAAGACTTAATATAAGCACCAACTCCTTCCTTCATAGATGAATATTCCTTGTATGCAGGTAAACCTACAAAAACAGCAAGAACCCTTGCTTGTTCTGAGGTAAGTTTCGTGTCACCCATATACTGATAGTCACCGCCAGTCTCCTTACCTAACCGAGCATAGTCCTTTCCTATCTTCTTTGAAGAGGTAACATAGCCACCCCAACCGAATGCTTGGGAGCCAGCACCCTCGCCCATGTGGTCGAAGTCAAACTCTGTGAAGTCAGCACCGCTGCCATGATATACCTTTAACGAGAACTTAGGAGCATCAGCTATCTCCTGATTGATGCTGTTCACAACATCATCAGTAACAATATCGCCCTCCTGAATCTGCTGAGGTTCACGTCCAGCATTCTTCACAAGTTCCGCTTGCTCTGCTCTAGTCAAGATACGGTTCACCTTCATCGCACCAGTAATCACCCAAGGGTCAGTCTCAGGGTTCGGGTTGGTACGATACATATAATATCCATCGGTAGGAAGATGTTTCAAGCCAGCCAAAGAATGCTGATACTTGCCCGATGGATTGATACCCTCTTGGCGAGCTTCCTCCTGATAATCAACATCAGCAGCATACTCCACCTCAGCGAAGACAAAGTTCTTAGGGAAGAGAGTCTTGTTTCCCTCAGCATCCTTGCGGTTGAACTGGATAGCGTAAGGCACTACACCAAGATGCCAGCCTGGTCTATAGGCTAGCTTACCGCTACCGCCTTGTGTTCCCTTGCCGCCCTGCTTAACCTGAGGTCTTCCAGTCTTGCTTTCTCCTGCAATAGGAGCCGCATCAGCATCAAGCCATACACCCACTGGAGTAGCAGCACCATCAGGGTTCGCTACCATTGGTGGATAGAGTTTGCCATCCTTTAGCACGAACACCTTGTAGCCGACACCCTTCTTCTTAGGTTCAGGTTTCTGACGGAGAGAGAAGGCAACATCTTCGCCAGTCTCAGAGTTTGTCACCTCACCTTTGGCAGTCTTCACGTAGGCTTGTTCAATGGAGCGAATGATGTTCTTGGTTACATCGCTATACTCAGTACCAAAGAATGCCAACTTAATCTTCTGCAATATCTCATGGATAGCAGCGAGCAGAGGATGAGACATCTTCATAGCAAGAGTGTGAGCCAAGTTGAGGTCACGAATCATTTCACCTACAGCATCAGCAACAACCTCCTCAGCGTAGTAATCTCTAGCACGTCCAGAGAATCCAGCATCAGAATATCTCTGCATGGTCTCATCTACCGCCTTGTCGAAGGCATCAGAGCCATAGGTATCAAGCACAAGCTGGGTCAACTCATTGTATGCAGCAGGGTTCAGGTTCTTAATTTGGTGAGTCATTTCATGACCGAAGATAAACTGAGCACCTTCCGTGATAGAAGAGTCAAGAGTGATGAATATGGTACGATGAACGTTGCCATCGGCATCCGTGGTCTCCTGAATCCAGCCGTTGCCCAACTTGTCAGAGTACTGCCATTGAATGTTAGCACCCATCATCTTAGCCAGTCTCTCGAAAGCCTTGCGAGTCTTCTGCCCTACGATATTGTCAACAACCTTCATATCATCCACCTTATTCTTCTCTACATCAGCAGCACGCTCGGCAGTTGTCTGCTGCTTGCCATTCTCCTTGGCAGAGAAAGGAAGGTCAGATTCATCACGCTGTGCGCCTAAAGGTGCTTCATCAGTAGCATCCTCAGGAACATTTATATTATCATTTATTTTGTCATTTGTCTTCTCATTATCCGATTCATTAGACAAATCATTAGATTCATTAGACGATTCATTATCCAACTTCGCCTCTGACTTCGCCTTCAACTCAGCCTTTTCATCCGACTTCGCCTTCAACTCGGCCTCTGGCTCAGCCTTGTGCTGCTCAGCATAGGCTGCATTCTCCTGAGCACGTTTCTGCTCTTCAAGTATGTTCTCTGCCTGAGCAATGCGAATATTTTCAACAAAGTTCCTTGCTTCCGATGCCTTGAAACCGCTATTGAGTACACCGATAAGTGCGTTACGAATATCCTGAGTGTCTAGTGATTCAAGGTTGGATGGGCGATTCTCCCACAAGCTATGAACGAGCGCATCAATAGTAGTTCCCTTGCCATCAGCAGCGAGCAACTGAGTCTTGGCAAAGTCTTCTCTGCTCAATCCAGTCTCTTGCTTAACACCCTTGCTTGTTTCTGTTCCCTCATAGTTGAGAGAGTGAGCACCGAGGTTGCTAGCCACATACTCCTCAGCAGTAAGCGGAGTTGTATCAGTCACGTCAATGCCAGTACTATCATACAGACGATGAAGGAGAGAACCGATAGTTTCTCTATAGAGTTGTGATACAGCCTCAGCATCATCCTTCACAGCACTCTTCAAGCGAGCGAACTTTCTTCTTGCCTTCTCAATGAGTTCCTTTCTACCCTCAGCAGTATCTTCCACCTTGGCAAGTTGTCGCTCATTATAAGCATCACGGATAGCGATAGCAGAGTCATAAGCCGCCTGAGCATCAGCAATAGCCTTCTCCTTGGCATCCTTAGCCGCCTTCTGCTCCACGAAAGTCTTACCCTTCACGGTCATGTTGCTAGCCTTGTCGAGTGCCTTCTTTGCATCAGATACCCATCCGCTGATTACGCTATCAGCATCCTCGCCAAACTGAGAGTCATACAACTCAGCAGTCTGTGCGGCAGTCAGCTTCGAGAAGTCAGGATTGCCATCCTCCAGCATTGGAACCTCAGTACCATCTTCAAGGGTAATGGCAGGAGTCTGCTCAGGAGCAGGAGTATTCTCCTCGGCATTTGCTTCCACTTGATTGTTCTCCTCATTAACGATATTGGCATTCTCATCCAAAGGTGCAAGCTCACGATGGTTGTTGATATAATCAAATGATGCAGACCACTTTTTACCATCCTTATCTTCAAGGATTATACTGCCCTGCTCATCAATACCGACAACTTTTGATAGAGTGTTTTCCTTTGGTCTTCCGAATCCATCGCCACTCATCCATATCTCGCTACCTTTAGGCAAACCGAGATTTTCCAACTGAGAATCCTCATCAGATTCTTCTCCACTATTATCCTCTATCATTGAGGATTCAGGCATAGCTTGTTTGTATTCATCGAGCGACATAGAAGAGATTGTAGCCACATCTTCTTTGCTCACAGCATGAGGAACAATAGTACCATCACTTTTCAACTCAACTACCTTAGCCTTGGCACCAGCATCACGAATGAGGAACAATCTAGAATCAGGATATTTGGTATTACCATCCTTGTCGAGCACATCAACGAGCACCACGTTACCATTATCATTGAGAATCTGATTGAAGTCAAATGAAGGTTGAGTCTCTTCTGTCTCCTGAGTCTGCTGGGCAGCACGTTCCTTCTCCATCTGCTCACGCTCAGCCTTGGCAGCTTCCAGTCTCTTCTGGTCTTCCAAGTCTTTCATCTGCTGCAAGTCTGCAAGCGAATAAGGATTCTCCACCACGTTACCATCTATAGAGATAGCAGCAGTACCATCACCATAGTCAGCCAACACCTCATAGGTATGTTCAGTACCATCAGTATCAGTCACATTGAACTGGGAGCCAACTTCAACGGTTCCATCAATGATGCCAGCCACTTCCTTGATAGCATTCTCTTTTGCATCAGCTACCGCCTGAGCCTTCACATCATCAGCAGGGAGTTCTTCACCCAGTTCAGCAAACATCAACGCATCAGCATGTTCTACACTATTCGTTGTCGGGTCATAGTATAGAATCATATCATCGCTATTGCTTACATCAATGGAGCCATCATCATGAGTAGCAATATTACCACTGATAATATAGACACCATAGTCTTCCAAGCCGCCTGATGCTTTGATAGTAGCGTTACGGACAGAGCCACGACTCTGGTCTGTGTACATATCAACCCTCTGTTCTGCCTGATGAGCAGCGAGGTCAACCTTATCTTGTGCATCATCAACCACACCTTGGTATCGGGCAGAAGACAACTGGTAGTCATAGATAGCTTGGTCAAGTTTATCATCCTGCCCAGTCAGGGATTCCAGTTCCTCGTCACTCATGGCAGATAGCTGCTGCTCAGAGATACCCAATGCTGCTGCAAGAGTATTCATCTGGTCTTCCTGCTGAATCTGAATATCATGCTTGTCTGCATCATCAGCATCATGCCCCTCAGAATAAGCGTTGTCAATATCTGCCTGATGCTGCTCCTCAGGAGTCGTTGGCTCATTAGTAATCTCTCTTGCATTCATTTCAGCAGTCTTGGCAATATTGTAGCCACGCATCTTCATCAGGTTGACACCATAGTTAACAGCAGCATTAATCTGCTCCTTGGTCATGGTATCTCTCTGTCTGAGAATATCAGCCAGTACGCCACCCATCTGCTCGTTGGTTGCGTTGTCTATCTTATCCTTGATGTCAGCCCAACTATCGCCCATAAGGTTCTGTGCATCATTATCAGCCACGTTCACCTTATTGCGGAATCGGTAGTACTGAGCACGATTGTAGATACCTTTTACTGGTCGGGAGCCAGCACCCATCGCATACATAGAGCCAACAGAGATAGCCATACCACCGATGATGTCGAGTTGCTGCTTAGCATCAAGAAGGTCGCTAACCTTACCTTCACCATCCAGCAAGGCATGAAGAGGAATACCAATTTCCTCCTCCATAACTTCCTCAGCGAAACCATTGATACCGAACTTCTCCATCCACTTCTTGGAATTGGTGTACCATCCACTCTTGCCGATATTCTTGAAGAACTCAGCAGAAGCATTCATACCATGTTTCTCCATAAAGTTGACAGCACCCTTCTTGATACCATAGTTGTGACCGAAGAGTTTTTCAGTATAGTTCTCTACCATAGCAGAGGTCATACCCTTATAGAGAGCAGTACCAATAGACTCACCACCCTCATGCAGAAGATTTCCATTCTCATCGAAAGTGCCAAACTTATAATCACCCTTCTCATCCTGATACAGATTACCAAGATGTCGCTGCATGATGTCAGCACCAGTCTTCAACGCTTGCTCAGTTCCAGCCATTGCATACGAGCCGATAACATCGCCAGCCACAATACCAGTGTTTTTCAAGATGGCAGCACTCACCTTTCCCATGCCACGTTTAGCAGCAAATTTCAAGGCTCCACGACTGATTCCCTTGGTAATACCACCATAACCGCCAGTCAGGAAGAAGTCAGCCATAAAAGGGAGACTCTGCCCTGCAATCTTCGTCCAGCGATAGACGTTACCCATCTTCTCATCTTCGAGAGCCGTAGCAGCATCCGCACCAAGTTTACTCTTCAGGAGCATCTTATCAGAACTAGAGAGAGGAATATTGTTATCCATCTTTGTCTTGATACGTTCCATCTGCCCCATGATAGCGAAGTCAGTCAGACCGAAATCCCATGTTTTTGAAGTAAATGCAGTATTGTCAAGAGCCTTCAAGGCATCCTCACCCCAGCTACTTGTAGGATATTGTTTCACCGCTTCAAGCGCACCAATCTGCTCAGTAACCAGAGAAAGAGAGGTTGCCAACTTGTTCCTATAGTCACTCTGTTCAGCAGTTCTTCCGTTACTTGCACCGATACTAGCACCATAAGAAAGCAAAGGATTTCCGTGTTGGCGATTATCCTCATCGATAAGAGCTTCAATCTCCTTCTTTCGGGCATAGGCATCAGCCAGTTTCTTGTCAAACTGCTTTTTAGCACCCTCCTCAGTAAGGTAGGTTCCATTCTTGCCGATGTTCTCCTGCAAGTCATAGTTACCATTCTTGTCACGAACATCAAAGGCAGATGGTATCTCGCCAGTATCTACCGCTACCTGATAGGCATCGTTCTGCTTGTCAAGTATAGCTTGCATCTGCTCAGCTTCAGGAAGAGAATAAACATTCTCATTGTCCGAGGTAACGTATGCGCCAGCCTTGCCAGTCTCAGGATTGTAAGCGAAATCATCCTTCACCACATTATTTGCATCACCACCATAAGGAGTCTGATGTGTACCCAAATTCACACGACCGAAATCCTTCTGCTGTTTCTGCTTTCGCTGTTTCAATCTGTTGTATCTGCCAGCATTGTTCATTGTCTGCTGAGCACTAGCCGAGATTGCTGCTGCCCCAGCAGAGAAACGAGCACGGTCAGCAGCACTCATAGGAACGCTACCGCCTTTTGCTCTTGATGAAGTCCTGCTTCGAGGTTCAAAAAGTGCAGAGTAAAAACGCTCATAAGTTGATGGAACATCAAAGTTCTGAGCCTTCAAGTTCTCATAGATAGCGTGTCTGTTATCCGCACCGCCCTTTCCGTCTCTTGTCAGAGCACTCTCAAACTTATTGTAATCATCAGGCACATCATAGTTCTGTGCTTTCAGATTCTTGTATAAAGTGTATAATGGTCTTTCTGCCATGATATATATATTTGTTTGTTACCAAATTCTTGTTACCAATTCTGTTACCATTTTACGCCAGTCTTCTTCTTGCCACCAGCCGAAGAACCGCCAGCCTTATGTGTTGTATGCTTGCCGCCACCAGATGATTTACCACCTCCATCAGAACTACTTCTTCCTTTCAATCTATCCATGATGTATCTCACGTTAGTCTGAGTAACATTCTTGATTCTCAACTTTCTTTTAAGTTCATTAATCTTCTTCTGCCCCTCAGGAGTGTCCATCAGGTCGTAATACTCATACCAATATCCAGCAGTAGTTTTGTTACCGCCCGAAGATTTCTGAGCCTTATTAGAAATTCGTCCTTCTCGTAGTCTAGCTAGTGCATCCTGAGCAGCCCAATGACTAATCTGACCATCAGCAAGCATCTTCTTAATCTTCAACTGATTATCTTTATACTCTGCATCATTGGTATATTTCAACTCACTAAGGTCAAGTCTTCTGTTTCCTTGGTCGATTCTCTGCTGCCCTTGGTCATTCTTCACCTTATTGATTTCGTTCTGCATATCGTGATACCTCATCTGCTCAGCAAGAGTCAGGTTATTCTTCCGAGCTTCCTCATCAAGAGCGAGTGCCCTCTGATACCCAGCCAGCCATGATGCCCGATTCTTCTCTCTCTGAGCATCCATATAAGCCTTGCGCTTATTCACCACCCTAGTCATATCCGACTCAGGATTGTGTACCACCTTGGCACCATTGGTTGCGAAGTAGATATTGGATAGCGCACGGAGTCCATCACCCAGAGCAGCTATACGAGCCTTGGTACGCTCCTTCTTCTCTCTATTCGCCCTCTGCTCAGAGGTCTCATTCAGTTCAGGATTCAGCATCTTATACATATCAGCATAAGACAACTGCTTAGGCTGAGGTTTCGACTCCTCCTTCTTCACGATGGGTACGGATGGTTTATCCTCCTCATCACTTGGCGCACCCTGATTTACATCTACCCCATTGGCGATGGCTTGCTGAGTAGCGATAGTCTTCCCTCTAGCCGCCTTCATCGTAGGTGTTTCATTCTGAGGAGTGGCAGCATTCATCTGGTCAACCTTCTTGCCAGCCGCATCAAGTTGCTGCTGGGTAAAGACTGGAGCCTGAGTCTGTGCCACCTTCTGTGCCGCATCCACCCCACTCTGCTGCTTGTTGAGCACACTCTGTGTAGTCTTCAAGCCATTGTTGTTTCGTAACATATCTGATGCTTTCATAGGCTTATGCTTTAATCTTTGGTGCATTACCACCAATCATATTATTCAAGTCATTCGCTACTTGCTGCTGAGTAGGAACCGCACCCACCTTGGCATCCAACTTAGCCATATCTGTAGCAGTAGGCGATGCCACACTAGGACGAGCCACCTTGCTCTTACCAGCACCACTATCAAGGGATGCAGCGATATTGGCAGCAGTACCAGCCACACCTGCAACCGCATTGGCAGTATCAGCAGCCTTCTCAGCATCAATACTCATCTGCTGGTTCTGCAACTGGTTCTTTCTGTTTATATACTGCTGCTCGATGTTATCCTTTCGGGCATCATTTGCAGCTACAATCTGTGAGGTAGTATCAGCAAGAGTCTTGTTATTTGCCTCCTTCACCGCAGTAGTGGAGTCTTCCGTACCACCCATCACCGCTTGTCTACCCTTGGCAGCCTTGTTTCTGTTCTTAATCTGCTCCTGCATCTGAGTGAGCAAACGAACCGTATCAGCACGCTTGGTAGGGTCTTCATTATACTTTCTATCATACCATGCCTGATTTTCTCTCTGCTGCTGGGCAATCATCTGTTCCTGCTTTTTTCTCGCCTTGCGGTTAGCTATACCGCCAGCGATGCTGCTTGCGATGCCAAGCCCAGCACCTATTAATGCACCTATCATATATATGAAAATTTAATTATTAATAATGGTACAAAGATACTGATACCATCCGAGAATCGTATTTTATCCGTTTATTTAGGTGGTAAGTTAACGGATAAAGTTTCCGTTTGCCGAATAATTACTATCTTTGCACCAAAATAGTTAAGTCAATGGCAGTAGATAGAAATACAAAAGGTCAGTTCGAGAAAGGTCGGGCAAAGACTGGAGGTAAGAAGAAAGGTTACGAGTCTCCTATCAACAAGGAGTTTCGTGAGTTGTGCGCCGACTTTTCTAGAGAGGCATGGGATGATTTCATGGCAGCTTGGTATAAGTGCGAGCCGAAGGATAAGGTAGCATCATTCATCAAGATACTGGAGTTCAACTGCCCTAAGCTACAGACCGTCACTCTTGACGATAAGCGTGAGGTTCACAATGCCCTCACCGAGAAGTTGAGACAGATGTCGGAAGAGGAAGGATAAAATGTAATTCATAAGAAGAACGTTTGTTTTTTTCATAGGTTTTTGGTTTATAGGTTTTAAGATTGTTAGGATAACGAAATAGGGAATGCGTGAGCACTCCCTATTCTTTTTTTTTATTCACTATCAGCGACCACCTCTCGCTCTTCTATCCCCAGCCATATCCGTCTTGGAGCCACGATTCACCGATGATGGTTTATACCTGATTCCTGATTTCGTATGGCTGGCATCCATACCCTTGCGAGAAGCTGCCCCATATTTTTTATCGTGAACAGCGTTATGACGAGCCAACTCCCTACGCTTAGCCTTCTGAGCAGGAGAAGACTCAAACTTAGTATCGTAGGCAGCCTTCCATGCCCTAGCTGCTGGGTGAGTTCTGTAGTATTCAGCAGATTTACTTAGCATGTCTCTTCTCCAAATATTCAATAGCAGGATAAGAAGTTGCATCACAATCAGGACAAGAATCCTCATACAATTCGGTTACAACAACCTCCCAGTCCTCAGCAAAAACATCAGATGAAGAAGGAACCCACGAATCAGCACGACCATCAAGATTGATAATCAACATCTGATTGGTATAATCAATGTGCGCACCATCACTGCTCAGCAGAATGTTCTTAGCAGACTGAGGTAGCGACTGCATCGTAGGAATCATGCAGCCTTCAATATGAGAAGGAATCTGTTTGACAACAAACATACCTTTGCTATTCCATCCCTTGCGTCTTACCGCAAGACCAGACTTCAACGCCTCAATAGCCTTACCAAAATCCATTTCGCCAAGTTTACGATAAGCAGCATCAAACACACTCTTAGGTGACCATGAGCAATAACCATCATTATAAACTACAAAATAGCCATCTTCCTCAGCGGTTGCTGGCTTAATTTTTCTATCAAGCACAATCTGTGCGTATTTCAATGACATAGGCTTTGCCTGAACTACTTTTGTGCCAATATACTTTGGCATACAACAATTTTCACTCATAATTAAATAATTTAAATTAATATATCTATATCCTATTATACCGCCAGCCATTCATGAATTTTAAGCATAGCAGCATACACTACCAACGCAATCACTCCTGCACACACACCGAAAATGTCTGCCCATAAATCATCGGCATCCACCTTCTCCTTGCTGACTAGCTTATAAATCACCACCTCCTTGAAGATACCTACAACGAATGTAGCCAGAGTAGCGAGCCATAAGTTATAGGTCAAGAAGAATATCATTTGCACCAGCACCAAGCTAACCACGAAATGCAGCACTTTATCCGTCTGCAACCCACAGAGCCAGTTCTTAGGCTTTGTATACAGAGTATTCCATATCATTCTAATCATTGTCTTTATCTCCAATAAAGTTCACGATGTTCCTTCTTCAACAAATCCCCAGTTCTACACCACCAGTCATTCGGACTCGCTTTAAGATACTCCTCAAACTCAGGGCAGTTCTCTTCGTGAGTAAGGTGAGGATGATAGGTAGGCTTGAACTGATGCACACACAGCAAATCTGCATGATTGCCACCATAAATGCGTGGAGGCATAACATCTTTCGCCTGATGCCACACCTTGTTGAGGTCAATGAGTTCAACCCCATCCAGTTCTTTCAGGACATTATCAATCTTACCAAGCACACGATTCAGGACTTCTGCCCTATCCGTTCCACCCTTAGCAATAAGCCACTGGGCATCACTCAGAACACTTCTAATCAACATATCAAGTTCCATAAGCCAAAATTTTAATTATTAACTTCGTTCAATATCTTAATCACTCTGCTAAACATAGAGCCAGCCCAATCATCCTCACCTTTATGATGCAGGTGTAACAACTCACATACATGCTGCTTGCGAGCAGTTCTGACCTGACAACTGATTGACTCTATCTTCATAATTACCTAACCGCTTTTCTTCAAGCAAAGAACAAAAACTATTCATCACATGAGACTTAATATTTTCTTGAAAGAAACTATTAGCATAAAAGCTACAAACACCAAACAAAGAATAAGCAGGAACAACATCAAAGCAACCATTCAAGTTTTTCAACAATCCTAAATAAGTTTGGCGAAGTTTTAACTGACATAAACTATTACCGAGCCTATACCCTTTATCATATCCTTCCTTGAAAGCTACATCCTTAATTTCTTGTATAGCCTTTTCATTCAGGTTTGCTTTAGCCAGCAACTCCTGATATTTGTCGTAGTCAATAATGACTTTTGCTTTTTCTTCATTTTCCATAAGCGATTTTTTGTTTTTTGTTGCCTACTAATTACTTAATCATCCAAATATAATTATTTAAAATTTAAATGGATAGATTTTTGATTCCTTTGGATTCTAGGTTCCCCTTAACGCACACGTATGTGAACGCATCAGAAAACCTAAGATGTCATGGATGAGTTCCGTCAACCCCCATCATCTAGTCACTTGATAATTCTACATCAGTTAACCTAATCAGCATAAGGAGTAGATTCCCCTCCGCTCGTCTTCTGATATTAGTTCCTACGATTTGCCATGCGGTCTTCCTTGCAATTTATAGACTCGATGAATCGGAAGGTATCTAGCCCATAGTCTTCCATCTTGTCTTGTCTCAAACTCAGGGGAATAAAAAAAGAACCCCCGAGTGTTGGTTACGGACAACGACTCAGAGGTTCATATCTTGTAGGCTTACGCCTTGAAAGGAGGACTACTTTGGTCTGTCAACCGTAACATTGATGATGCAAAGATAGAAGCTTTTTCTGAAACTACCAAATGTGAAAAAATATGTAATTCGTTAATCTGTAAGATATTCAGATTTTAGGTATACGCTTGGTGTGCAGTAGGCATACAAATGGTTACAAAGTTAAAGTAGGTTAAAGTGTTTTTAGTATTCAAGTTTATTTTGTTACCTTTGTAGCGAGTAAAACAAGCGATTTAGTTTCTTTAACTATTTTATGTTACTATTTTGTTACTCGATAAAAATAGACCATTTCTAATAGTATTGTTTATCAATAGGTTACAAGGTTCAAATAAGCATTCATAATGTTTTTGTATAATATGAAAAGGGGTGCTTGTGAAAGTACCCCTTTT